CACCATCGACGTAAACGGTGTGCCCGTTGGCTTCACCCACGGCCACTACGCTCGCGGGGCAGGAGCGGCGAACAACGTGGAGAAGTGGCTGCTCGGACAGTTCGCGGGCAACCATCCACTCCAGCCGGCGCACATCATCGTCTCGGCCCACTTCCACCACCTGCGCGTCCAGAACATCATCGGGGGCCGCTGGTGGTTCCAGGCACCGACGAGCGACCGTGGCTCCTCGTGGCTGGAGCGCTCGACCGGGCAGGGCTCCTCGCAGAACGGCTTCCTCGCCTTCCGCATTCAGGACGGCGCGTCCTCGTGGAGTGACCTCGAACTGCTGCGGACGGCATAGCGAAAGGTCCCGGATCTCTCCGGGGCCTTCGGCTTGCAGTGCTTGAGTCCTGCGGTCAGGAGTCTACCTGCTTCGGCTCATCACGGGCCTCCAACACGATCACGCCTGCTCCCCACCAAGGCGGAGGGTCAGCCTCTTCCATCTGGTCGTTGTACCACGAGTTCCCGTCGTAATGCGGGCCGTCGTGCCCCTCGGGAAGCTCGCAGTTGCCCTCGTATTCCCCATCCCACCAGTAGACATGAGCGTTGCAGGGATCTTCCTCGGTGGACGATTTCTCCTCCTTGACGCCGAGCCACTGATACCCGTCAATGAGTGGGTCAAGAGCGCGGACACGCTCTGCGTCCTCAAGGAACAAGGCCACGCGGACTTTGGCTATGGTGGCGACAGGTTGACCGGCCTCACCTACTTCAACCTTCAGGGCGTAGATCGCAGGCTCAGTGACCGTGACCTTCGCACCAGCCGGGATACGGACGATCTGCTCCTGGAAGCCGATCATTTGCGTGCGGGCCATCAGTTCTCCTCCTTGGGCCAGATCTTCTCGATAGTAGGACGGTGCCGCAGCGTCTTGGTCACGAACACCAGCGCATGTCGGGTCGCATCGGTCGAGTGGCCTCCGCGCACCTGACCTCGCGGCGGGTAGTAGCCCGAGCGCTTGAGCACCGCGTCCGTCAGGAGCTTGGACTTGCCGCGCTGCGAGTTGAGTTGGAAGGACAGGTCCCACCCGGCGATGCGGCCCGTCTCGTACTGGTAGGCCTTGAGCGCTCCGATGATCTCCAGCGCCACGAGGTCTGGCTTCTCCGTCCGGTCGTCCTCGTAGAAGCTCTCGCAGACGACGTGATCCGCGAAGATGGCCCACCACGAGCAGAACCCGTCGATGCCGCCTGCGACCTCATCACGGAAGACGATCTCTGCCGGCGCGCCGTCCGCGACCTCCAGGAGGCACACACCAGTCGTGCCGCCTGGATCTACTCCGAGGACTTTCACTGGATGCTCTCCTTGAAGTCGGCCAAACGCTTCTGCCATGCCTCATACTCGCGCTGGACTCGGTTGAAGTCGGCAAGCTCCTCGTCGCTGAGCTTGATGTTGTACTCGGGCTCATCCTCGTCGGGGGCTTCGAGGCTGTAGTCCGGCCAGCGCTCGCCCGAATAGACGTAGAACTCGCTCACAGCGGGATCTCCTTCAGATCGACGTGGATAGCGTACTTGCGGACGGCCTCGTGCGTGGCGTCGTCGTAGAGCGTGACAGTGAACTCGTTGCCGTCGTAGTGGAAGAGAGGCTCGTCCAGCAAGTAGTCCTCGCGTTGGACGTTCAGGAGTGTGTTCTTGATGATCGCTCGGATTCGGTCGCGTTGATTCATGCCGGCTGCTCCTTTACTTCGCGTCCCGGCACTTGGACGCGAGGGAATCGTAGTTGGCCCGGTCGTTCTTGGCGACGGGAGCGAGGTCCTTGAGCTGCGAGGACGCGCTGTTCATGCTGTAGATGCTGAAGCTGCCCATCGCGTCACTGATGATGGTCAGGGCCTTGGTGCCGTCACCGATGACCGTCTCGGCAGCGCCGAGTGCCTGCGAGCACACCTCGGGCGTCTTGGGCGCGGCAGTCACGTTGCCGATGTACCCGCCGAGGCAGAAGACGAAGGCGACGGCGAGGCCTCCGACCACATAGCGGGTGGCCTTCCGATGCTTGTCCTGTGGGACCGAGACTACCGGCTCAGGGTAGATCGTGGCATCCATTTTTGCTCCTTGTTGGTTGGGTTGCTTTCGATAAGACGAACCTACACACCACCAGAAGGATGTGTCAAGCACCTACACGTCAGCCATCGTGGGACCGAATCCCATGTCGGCGTCGAAGGGCACGAGATCGCCGTAGACGCTGGCACCGGCCCACGCGAGCCTCTCAATCAGCAGTGCTCCCACGGCTTCCTTGTGCTCTTCCGGTCCGGTCGTGTAGATCGCGTCGTGGACGGTGCCCATTAGCCGGTAGCCGTACTCGGGAAGCCGTTTCACGACCTCTAGCGTGGCGAGCAGGCAGATGTCGTTGGCCGTGCTCTGGGAGGTGAAGGACAGCGCCGAGTTGATGACGTTCTGCCGGTTGCTCCGGGTCACCAGCTCGGACTGGAAGTGGCGACCGAACCTCGTGATGATCTCCCCGCCCGTGACAGCCGTCTCGCTAATCTGCTCGCGCCAGAGCGCAAAGGCTGATCCAGGCCGCACGAAGGCGTCCACGAGTCGCTGCGCCTCGGCCATAGAGATCTTCAGCGCGGCTGCGATGGCTCGTGTCCCCCGACCGAAGGAGACCCCGTACACGACGCCCTTCATCTTCGCGCGCGTGTCGGTGTAGAAGTTGGCCTCGTCCTCGGTGGCCTCGTGATCGTCCACCTTCTTGTGCAGCGCCACCCAGTCGATGTCCGGGTAGGCCTGACCGAGCAGGAGGTCGAAGAAGTCGCCGGCTCCGGGCTGGAAGGCGTCGATGAGCCACGGGTCCATCGACTCGCACGCCATGACGCGAAGCTCGGCCTGAGACAGGTCAGCACCGACGACGATCATGCCGGGGTCCGCGAGCACCATCTTCTTCAGCCGCTTCTCGCGCGGGATGGTGAGCATGGACGCGCCCTGCCCACCGAGGCGTCCCGTGGTCGAGGCCGCGAGCTTGTAGCCGGGGTAGACGTAGCCAAGCTCGTCCGCCTGGTTGCGGTAGCCGTCTACGTAGGTCCCGAGCGTCTTGGAGATCTTTCGGCACACGAGGAGCTGGCGGGCGAAATCCACTGCGTTCTCAAGTTCTAGGGCTTGGGTCTCGTCGTCGGCGGCACCGTGCTTCTCGATGAACTCCTTCATGACATCTTTCGAGGTACCGGAGATGGCGATGCCCTGCTCGGTGAACCACTCCTTGACCTGCTTGGGCGAGCGCGGGTTGATCTCCTTCCCTGCGATCTCGTTCAGCTTGGCCTCGGACTGGACCTTCTCCGCACCGATTTCCTCTGAGAGGGCGGCGAGGTATTGGATGTCGAGACGGATGCCGTCCTTCTCCACGGCCATGAACATCTCCGAGAGCTTCATGAGGAAGTCGAAGGCCTTGCGCGCGTTCTCGTCGGCGGCGAGCATCTCGACCATGCGCCGGTACCACCACCACGTCGCGTAAACATCGAAGGCGTTGTACTCGTAGAGGATCGCGCGCGGGACGCGCTCGTAGCCGGAGCCCTTGCCGTTCTTGCGCGGGTACTTGCGCGGGGCGTGCCACGAGCCGTCCTCGAACTTCTCGTATGTCTCGTAGGTCGCGCTCGGGAGGTATTCCTCCTTGCCCTCGTCCCAGTCCTCGAAGCCGAAGATCTTCTTGGTGACTGGCTTGAGGCCGTGCTCCCCTGCTGCGGGGAACAGGACGTAGTGCGCGAGCTGGGCGTCGAAGTGGGAACCTACCGGCACCTTCGCGCCGGGGAAGTAGGAGAGGTCGAACTTGCCGTTGACCGTGACGATGCCGTTGTCCGCCGTGAGCAGAGTCTCGATGTGCTCCTGCATCGAGGGGTCGCGCAGCACGTCCTCGGGGAAGACGTAGGCGACCCTCCCAGCGTAGAGCGCCGCCGAGATGACCTGCTCGTACTCTGGGCGGTCCTCGTCCACCACGCCGGAGGTCTCGATGTCGAAGGCGAAGACGCGATCCCGCGTGGTCAGGCAGAGTTCCTTGGCCGCTTCGAGGTCCAGCACCTCGTACTTAAACTCGGGCAGGTCGGGCGGAGTCACGAGGAGCTGGAGCGCCTGCCCCAGGCGGGTCACGATGTCGGCGCGCGTCTTGATCTGGCCCACGGACGGGGCCGGGACGACGCGCCACGACGGGTTGCTCGGGCGGTACTTCCCGAGAGCGAAGACCGTGGCACCGTCAGCCATGCCCTCGTGTGCCGGACGGAAGTCGATCTTGTACTCGTCGCCCAGCACATCGGCCTTGACCTTGGCGAAGATCTCCAGAGCAGCCGGGTTCACCGGCTCCTCCGAGGCTAGGTAGGCACGTACCGTCTTCATCAGTCCACGTACCACCCTTCTGGTTCATCCTTCGGCGTCAGTTCGGTTAGCTCCTTGGCCGCTCCCTCGCGCTTGGCAATCTCGCGCTCGATGTACCACTTGGCCTTCTTCAGGTCCTCGATGGCGTCGAGCTTGAGGTCGCAGCGCCAGATGTACTTCATGGCGTTTCCGAGGTTGAACCCCATGTGCTCTGTGATCTGGATGCACTCCACGCCGGAGGGGTGCTCGGTGTAGTGCTTGGGGTGCTCCACTGCGTCGTGCTGCTTGCTCATGACTGCTCCTCGCAGTAGCGGGACAGGAAATCGGGGTTGAAGCCGTGCCAGTGCAGGTCAGTCTCCGGGTCGCCGTTGGAGACGATGGTGACCGGGGTGCCCGAGTAGCCGAGCGCCTTCAGCGCCTCTGCATCTCCGGGGCTGAGGGTGACATCGACCGTCTGGTGCTCGATTCCGCGCTTGTCCAGCCAGCGCTTCACGGCGCGGCAGGGCTGGCATCCTGGCTGGGTGTAGACGGTAATGGACTTCATGCTTGCTCCTTCAGCTTGCGGTAGTACTGTCCGTTGTTCACGCCGACGAGTCGGCACACGGTCGAGAGGTTGGTGCCCTCAGCGATGGCTTGGGTGACCATCGGGAGGTAGAGGTCGTTGCTCATCAGGTAGCGCCGGCGCAGGTGTGCGAGGGCCGAGAGCGACTCTGGGTTCAGCAGACCTCCGGGCGCATTCTTCTGCATCTCCCGAGCGATGGTGCCGACGTTCAGGCGGACGATCTTCGAGAGCTGCGTCAGGGAGAAGATCTCGTAGCCGTGGAGTTCCTTGGCGCAGTCGAGCTTGAACTTCCGGTCGGCCACGAGGCACATCTGCCAGAAGCGGGCCGCGAGCGTCAGCCCACGGAGCCTCTTGTCGTGGATGGCCCGGATGTCCTCCAGTTCGAGCCGCTTGACGTTCTCGATGTCGATGGCGGTCATTCCGACCATCCCTCCTCTTCTGCTTTGGCGTCCCAATCCACGACTCCGACGAGACCGCCTAGCCTGATCCCCCCGCGCTCCCGCGCTATCTCGTCTCCAGAGATCGGCCACGGTTGCCCGGTTTCGATGAGCCTCTGCGGGACGTTCATCGTTCCCACCACCCCTTCTCGCCTGCTTCGAGGCGCTTGCCTGTGTGCCAGTAGCCCTTCTCGTCCTGCCAGTGCTTCTCACCGATCTCGCAGCGGCGGTCTGGGGTGCCGTGCTTGCCGACGCGGTGCGCGTCGAACGCTCCGAGGCCGACGAAGGTCTCGTGGCATCCCTCAGCGGCGCAGTGTCCGTAGCGGTTGGTGTGCGGCCACTGTTTGCCACAGTTGACGCAGGTGATCTTGCTGCTCATGCAGCGGCCTCCGTATTCGAGTTCTTGAGTGAGACGTAACGACCAGCAAGAGCGCAGGTACGCAGAAGTTCCGCGTCCTCGCTGCCGTAGGCAACAAGGCAGGACGGTGCGCCGGCGTTGGCCTTGGCGCGCTGGCCGTTCGCGTCAAGGAAGTTGAGGCGTCCCTTCAGGAAGAGGATGCCGTCTGCGGCTTCCCACACGTATCGATGGAACACAGCAGTCTCCGTGCGGGCAAAGATGAGCGCCGTCCCTCGACCGTACTCAGCTAGTCGAGCGAGGAATGGCTCCATCTCCTTGCCGTAAGGCGGGTTCACCCAGACTCGCCCGAACCACTGGTCGCGCAGCCCGTCATCCCCGTTCTCCAAGAGGTACGTGTGCCCTGCAAGCGCGTGCCCCGGTGCGCCGCATGGGTCAAGGTCGAATACTCCGAGGGCCTCGACAATGTGAGGCGGTGTCAGCCATCGGGTCTGACGGTCGCCGCCTCCGGCATTCTGAGTCTCGCCGCCGAGCCAGCCGTTCTTCTTGTCCTCTACTACATGCAATGTCGTGCTGCTCATGCGGCGGCTTCCATTTCTCCGAGTCGGGTCAGGGTCAGGTTTCTGTGGTCATCGATATCCACGACGCCCGATGAGACCAGCGCGTCCACCACGTCAGCGAACTCTCGGTTCATCCAGTCGCGGAACTTTCGGCGGGTCTTGGGCCATGTGGACTTGGAGCCCATCTCGAACAGGTAGTCGATGACGGCGTTCTGCTTCTTGCGGAAGACCGAGGAGGAGACCTTCTCGGCCATGACGGTCATGTGGTAGAACCACTGCGCTCCGTAGGAGATCGCGGTGAGCATGTGGGAGAGCTGCACCTCGTCGCAGCACTCGTACATCGCCAGCAGGGTCGCGGCCTTGAGGATCGCGAGCGAGAGGCGGTGGCTGGAGGCCTCGATGATGCTGGCCCGGTTGTGCCCCTCGGCGGCGTCGAGCACGTCGGAGATGAACATGTTCAGCCGCTCCCACGCCTCCGGGGCACACGGGACGGGGATCGTCGGCTGGGGTCCGCCCTCGGCCTCGGTGACCGGGTGGAAGGACTCCCAGTGGTCGCGTGCGCGGCGCAGCTTGTCGGCCAGTGCGATCAACACGGGGTCGCCCATGCTGAACTGGTTGGGGTCGGCCTGCGCGAGGTAGTCGGACTCCTTGGTGCGCTTGGGGGCGTCGGCCTGGACGTAGCAGAAGCGGGTCAGGAAGCCGGACTCGAAGTCCTCGTGGGTCATCACGTCAGCGGCCTTCTCGCGGATGCCCATAGCGAGGAAGCAGAAGCTCACCGGGACGCGGGACTGGCGCTTGGCCTCGCCCGTGGCGCGCAGCTTGCCCACCACCCAGCCGTCGAACAGCTCCGTGAGCTTGCCCTTCATGCCGGCCATGTAGGACTTCTTCTCCATCGCCTCCAGGAGGCCCTGCACCTCGTCCACGTAGGCAAGCGCGGAGCGGTACGGCATCTTCAGCAGCTCGTTGTCGAGCGCCTCCCCGGTGAAGTCGGAGCCGAGGTCGTACTTGTGATCCTCGTCGGCCAGCTCGTTGAGCATCTTGAGCATGAGGTTCTTCGCGGTGGACTTGCGCGAGCGTGTGGTCTCGCCCAGCACCATGAACCACATGTTCAGCGGCAGCGCCCCAAAGTTCGGCAGCGCGTGGCCGTGGTCGGAGAAGACGACCGAGAGCAGCGTGAACGCCATCGCGACGTGGAACTCGGGGTTGGCGTCGGTCTTGGACTCGGCCCACGCGAGGTACTCGGAGACGAAGCTGGGCCGCAGCGCGTCCTTCTCGTCGTCGTAGAGGAAGTCCACCGAGGAGTCCACGCTGCGCGCGGCGACGGTGGTCTCGAAGTCGGCCTCGTCCTCCTCGTAGTCCGCGCGCGGCATCGACGCCTCGGTGGCCTTGGCACGGGCGCGGAGGATGTCCTCCCAGAGCCGGTCCTCGGTCTTGTGCTTGTTGAAGGGGTGGTCCTTGCACAGGACGAAGACGGCCTCGTCGCTGGCCCCGGCGCGGAAGAGTTCGTTCTGGAGCAGGAAGAGCGCGTCCGAGCGGTCCACGCCCATCGCGTGGCGCTTGTCGAGCATCTCGGTCAGGGTCGCTGTGGCCTTGATCGACTGGAGCGCCTCGGCCTTGGAGGGCATGTCGCCCCTGTCCTTGGCCTCGATCTGGACGGCGAGCGATGGCTCGTAGTAGGCGGCGAACTCGTCGCTGCTGAACTCCCCGCCCATGTACTCGGCGGTGACCTCGTAGACGGGCGCGCCCTCGACGTACTTCTTGTTGTTGGGATTGGCGTAGGAGGTGTTCGAAGTGCCGGGGACGCGGAGCAGCTTGTTCCTCGCCCAGCCGTGGTCCACCTCGTCGGTGTCCTTGGGGTGGGCGCTGGCGAAGCCGCGCGAGAGCGCCTCGACCACGTTGGGGTCGGTGGTGTCGATGATCGACCAGTACAGGTGCGTGTGCCCCGGAGAGGAGTGGACGATCAGCGAGGGCTGGACCCGCGCCTGCGACACGTCGAAGCCGTCAGCGTCGGCGTGGACCACTCGGAGCACACGGGCTCCTGCCTTGGTAGCCTGCGATCCGGCGAACAGCGACGGGGAGGTGTAGACATCCTTGCCTGCGTGCTTCTCGACGTAGGCGACCATCTGTTCGGCCTGGGAGGGCCACATGAAGAACTTGCGCCGACCCATCTGGCCCTGAGCCGCGCCCTGATCTATGAGGGCGACAAGGGCCATGCCGCTCTCATCGCCCCAGAGGAACCGGAAGTACTCAGCAGGTTGCACTTTGGTATTCTCTCCTGCTCTTTGACATATTGACAACATTACCAGCGAAAAAAGTCCCCGCCCGAGGGATTGAACCTCGGATCGCGCCGGTTCGCTGCGGGGAGCAGTGCTTAGAGCGAGAAGCCGCCAGCCTTCGCCGTTCCGGCCTTGGAGGACTTAGCAGCCGTCTTGGCCTGCTTGGCGACCTCGCCCGCGCCGATGGCGCGGAAGCCGGTCAGGTTGTTCTCCTTCTCGCCGTCCGGGTCGTTGACGTACTTGCCTGAGGCGTTCTTGATCTGCTTGACGCGGGTGCCGAAGTAGACCTCCAGCTCCTCGCCTTCGAGATCATCGGTATCGACGCCCTCCTCCTTGATCTGCTCGTAGGAGTAGCCAAGGGCCTTGAAGAAGTTGATCGTGTCGAACGGAGTGTCGCCGTAGAGGTTGAAGAGCTTGAACCCACGGCGGTTGGCGACCTTCGTGTCCGAGCCGTCTGCAGCCTCTTCACCGTCCTGGATCTTGAACTGGACGTTGATCTGCGGCGAGCCGGGGTTCTTCGAGTTCGGCCCGGACTCCTTGGCCTTCACCTCGAAGACGTTGCAGCGGTACCAGCCCTTGGGCACCGGGTCGAAGCCGGTCTTGTTCTCGGCGGACTCGAAGGTTTCCTGAGCGACGTTGAGCGTGATGCGTGCCATTTTGGTTTCTCTCCTGTCGGATTTTCTTCTGAGGGGTTACTTGTTTGCGCCGACGAAGTGCGAGTACACGTCCGCCATCGTCGGGTTCGGGATCTGAGCGGGGAGGTTGCCCGAGCGGTCGCCCGCCGTGAACTTCCCGTCAGCTTGGGTCTGGAGGACGCGGATCAGCTCGCCGTCCTCGTTCTTGGCGATGCCGAGGTACGCGATGATGTCCACGACCTTCAGCAGCTCCCCGTAGGAGGCCTTGCCGAGGAGGATGGGGCCGATTTCGGTCTTGCCGGTCTCCTCGTCCTTCACCTTCTCGGAGTGGGTGATGAAGATGACGTTGACGTGGGGCGAGCGGTGCAGGATCTTCGCCATGCCCACCGTCTTCTCCTTGAGCGTGCCCCAGTCCTGAATCCGCATCTTGTCGATGCCCTCGGACTGGAGGATCGCCTGGACGATCTGCTCCTGGACTTCGGTCTCGGTGTCCACGATCACCGTCTTGTACGGGGTGATCGGCTCCTTGAGGAAGCTCAGCTCGTCCTTCGAGGTGTCCACTCCGGCGAGGGCCATCACGAGCTGGGAGGTGGTCTTCCAGTCCGTGACGTTGACGACATCGAGGTTCGGGTCGTCGGAGTAGTTGTTGGCAAGAACCGCCGTCCCGTCCTCAGCCGCGAGCACGATGGCCGGGGACAGTTCGGGAACGTCGGCACACGAGCCGGCGAGGGTGGTTTTTCCGTGCTTCGGGGGTGCGTAGAGCACCATCGAGAACTTGTCGGTGACGCGGCGGGGCCGCTCCACCTTGGCTCCGGGCACGAGGGCCGAGAGGTCGAATGCTGCTGCCTTGGCCTTTTTCGCTGGGGCTTCTGCCACTGCTGTCACTTGGTTGCTCCTTAGAGTGCGTGCGGGTTGCTGATGTTGTCGGGGATGGTCACGCCTGCGGCGATGAGCGCCTCGACTACTGCGTCCGCGAGGTCGATCAGGTCCAGTTGCACGTTGTCGTCGGCGTCCATCTCGATCAGGTCCGACTGGCCCTGACGCTCGATCTCGAACTCCAGCGCGTCGAGCGCGTGGTTCTTGGCGAACGAGTGGGTCTGGGGCTCGTAGCCTTCGGGGATTTCGCTGCTCACTTGGTTGCTCCTTGTTCGATTGGTCGCTCTAGGTAGTTGCCGATGTTCTTGCGCCCGCTGCCTCGGTAGTCGTCGCACTCGAAGCAGTCGTCGTCGCTGGGGATGAGGTCGAGGTTGCCGTCCTGAACGTCCTCCCAGATCGCCTCCGTCCTCCGCTGGAGAAGATCCACCATCTCGGGGCGGTACGGCTCTTCGTAAGGTATCACGTCTTCGATGCTGTTTGTATGTCTTGGGAAAAACAAGATGACAGAATTTTTGACCGTGATGCCCGCCTTGTTCGCCCCGTGCGCGTAGCACTGCTGCTGGTAGCGGTAGGCGTTGCTCGGGAAGCCGCCCGTGCGGAGCGCGAGCGCCACCTTGTCGTAGCTGTACTTGCCTGGGAACTTGAAGTCGAAGGTCCGCTCCCACTCGGGCACGAGGAGGTCGGTGGAGCCCCTGACGGTCCCGTAGCCCTCGATGTCGAAGACCTTGACCTTGTGCTCGCGCAGGCTCTCGACCGGCAGTTCGAGGTTGTGCTCCAGCCAGAAGTGGCACATCGTCCCGAGCCACGCCGCGTAACCGAAGCCTCGGTTGCGCTCGGGCAGCTCGTAGAACTTCGAGGCCATCGTGTACCCAACGCAGTAGGCGCAGCCGCCCAGCTCCGAGGGTCCGACGTTGACCTGCTTGTCCCGCTCGGAGCGCTTGGAGATCGAGCCCTTCATGATCTCCCAGACCTCATCGATGTCGGGGATGTAGAGGCTCATGACCACCCCTCGAAGAGACGGAGCGCGACGGCCTCGATCAGCACAGTCGGGACGGCATTGCCGCAGGCCTTGTAGCGGGCCGTGTCCGAGACGCCCTCCGTGTGCCCGTCAGGGAAGCCCTGGAGCCGCTCGCACTCGACTGGCGTCAGCCGGCGCACGCGCTCCTTGGCGACCTGAACCTTGATCGAGTCAGGGCCTCCGGTGGTCTGGGCTCGCAGCGTCATGGACACCCCCTCCGGTGAGAACACACGCTGGGACTGCGGGACGCCCTTGGTGATCTCGTGAATTGAATTTGTGTGTGTGTGTGTGTGAAGGGGAAGACCGGTCTCTGCGACCATCGTCTTTGCTCCATGATTGTCGAGTCCGTTCCCGTAATTGGCCTTGATCGTGTTCGCTACAGGACGCTCCTGGAAGGTCCCTTTCGGGAGGCCTCGGCGCAGGTCATGAACCACGAAGAATTTCTGCGACTCCGGTTCGCTGCCCATGATTGTCGAATCCCTTCCAGTAGTTCGCGTCAAGCGCTGTGGCAGTGTCGTCTTCGCGTTCAACGAATGCCTCAGACTTCCCCGAGTAGTTCCTTCGCACGACGCCGAACCTCATCAGGTTTGCCTTCTCGCCACTCCCGGTAGAGAGAGAGAGAGAGAGGAGCGTCTTCGGCGAGGATCGTCATGCCGCTGTGGTTTCCGCCGCTGTTCCCGCCTGCCGTGAGCGTTCGAGCAACTGCGGCTTCTGCTGAGAGGCTGTTCGGAGAATGCGGATTACCTTCTCCGGCGAAAGGTAGTACCGCTCGTCCACCGAGTCCTCCAAGATGTCCGACAATGATGATCCGCTCGCGGTTTTGCGGGACGCCGAAATCTTTGCTGTTGAGTACCTGCCATTCCACGAGATACCCCAAGGCATCAAGGGTTTGGACGATGGTTCGGAATGTTCGCCCCTTGTCATGGCTGACAAGGTTCTTGACGTTCTCAAGGATGAAGTGTCGGGGACGCTTCCGTTCCAGGATTCGTGCGATGTCAAAGAAGAGAGTTCCTCGCGTATCAGCGAATCCGAGCTGCTTTCCGGCGATGCTGAACGCCTGACACGGAAATCCTCCAACGAGGAGATCGAAGTCGGGGATGTCGTCGGGGTCGATTGCGGTTGCGTCTCCGAAATTGACATGCTCAGGCCAGTGCCTCTCATAGATTTTGATTGCGTTCTTCTCGATTTCGGAGTACCCGACACACTCCACGGGAATTCCGTGCGCGGCAGCGGCCCGTTCAATGCCAATTTCGAAGCCACCCACGCCCGAGAACATCGAGAAGTAGCGGAGCTTGTTCACGCTGCTGCTCTCCTCCGTTTCATCTGACGGCGTTCTTCCGGGCTGGTGCCGCCCAAAATGCCGTGCTGGTCCTGCGATTCGAGGGCTTTCATCAGACATTCCGCGATGATCGGGCAGCGTTGGCACACGCGCTTCGCTTGAAGCGCCTGGGGGCTGTAGGGGTCTGCCGAGACCGGGTAGAACAATTCCGGGTCCACGTTCAGGCAGGGGGCCTTGTTGTCCCAGACGAGCTTGAGGAATCCCCGGTCAGCGAGCGTCGGGATCTTGCGATAGACGATGACGCACCTCCTCGATTGCCTCCTCGAACGTGACGAACGTCTCGACGTAGTACTCGCCGTCAGGCTGAACAGGTCCGGTGATCTCCCAGTCGAAGGGAGAGCGGTAGACCCACCACTTCGACTCGTCTACGAAGGCCTCGCGCCTCATGCCGACATCCGATACTTGGGCGTCGTCCGAGAATGCCGGAGACGGGGCGCGAAGCCTGGGCTGACGATCTGCTCGGAGTGCATCTTGGACTCCATCTCGTCCAGTCCGAGCATGTCCGCGAGGTCCGAGTGCCCGTGGCGGTCCAGCAATCGGCGGCAGAGCGCCACCTTCTCCGAAGTCGCCACGGGATCGACGCCTGAGCGCCGGTCGAGCAGGTCTGCGGACATCTTGAACATCTCGTGCCCGCCGCCCTTGCTGCGTAGGTAGGCGTAGTCGCTCATACGAGGGCCTCCAGCGGTTCCCCAGCGGCTAAGCGGGCGACATTCGCGCGGAACTTCCGCAGTTCCTTATCCACCGCCGCCTTGTCGTTCAGCCAGACTCCGTAGTGGAACATCGGGCGGATCGAGGTGCGCTCCCAATGGACGAGGATGGCGATGTCCGCACGGTCGAAGTTCATCTCGATGGTGAGCTTCGCGCTGGGCTCGACCTTCTTGAGATCGGTCATCGCCTGCCGTAGTTCGTTGTATGCGTAGCGCGCGAGCCAGAAGAGATCGTGGGCGCTCACTCGCCGGCCTCCTGTGCGGCGAAGTAGGACTCGCGGACGAACCCGAGGAGTGCCTTGGGGTTCTGGAAGCCGAACAGGTGGGCGTAGTGGAGCTTCTCGTACTTGGTCTCGGGCAGGAGCGCCACGAGGTTCGCCCAGTCACCGAAGGTGAAATCCTGCTTGTTCTCGGGGAACTGGTACGTGCTCGCGTTGAGCGTCTCGACCAGCTCGGCCTGGGCCGCGATGCCCACCTGCGCCGCGTGGAACTGGAACTCCTCGACGTAGCCCTCGAAGGACCACTTCTCGTCGTCGTTGAGGTTCTGGTACGCCGTCTGCGCCTCGTGCTGCCCGAGGACGCGGCCCTCGAAGATGGCGAACGCGGTGCCTGCGGGGATCGTGTCGGGTTCGGCGGCGATGTTCTCAGTCATTTGGTTTCCTTCACTCGGGTCTTGCGAAAAAACAACTTGCGGGTACGAAAAAGTCAGTCCTTGGAGAGCGAGTACTTCACCGTGAAGCCGTACTCCTTCATGCACTGCTCGTACACCTCGGGAGAGACCTTGCGCTTGACGGTCGCACCGTCGAGGACGACCTTCTCGCACTCCTTCTGGAGCTTCTTGGGGAGCACCTCGCGGGCGAGATCCTCGTTGTAGCGGCGGGTCGGGGAGATCGCGGTGTGGACGTGGCCGATGCCCTGGAAGTCGGGGGTCAGGAGGCCCTGCTTCTCCAGCGCGGCGCGGAACTCCTTGTCGGCCTCCTCGAACTCGGCCTTGGCAGCGTCCGCAGCCATCTTGAGCTGGAGGACGCGCTCGGCCTGCTTCTGGAGGTCGGTCACGTCGTCGGTGGCGGCGGTGTTGTCGATGGCGAGGGTGATGACGCTCATTGTGTGCTCCTTGGTTGCTCCGGTCTTGCGTTACGACGACTCTAACACAGTCCTACTGGTGTGTGTCCAGCCCTTTTTCTGTCTTTTTCTTCCCCTTTTCGCGCCACTCGCGCTGCTTCGCAAGCACACGGGCCTTGTTTCGCTCCCGGTAGGCGCGGTTCGTCTCGCGCTTGGCCTGGATTCGGGCCTCCTCGTCGCTACCGAAGCTGTGCGTGCGCGGCGGCAGACGCTTGTGCTCGACCAGCGGCGGGACGGTGCTCATACGGCCACCGAACCCTTGATTGCAGGGTGTGGGTCGTAGCCGTCCAGGTCGAAGTCCTCCGGGGTGAAGTCGTCTATCTCCCACGGGCCGGCACCGATCTGCAACGTCGGCAGTCGCCGCGCGGTGCGCGATAGCTGCTCGATGGCCTGCTCGACGTGGTTCTCGTAGATGTGGCAGTCGCCTCCCGTCCAGACGAGATCCCCCACCTCCAGCCCGGTAACCGCTGCGACCATGTGGCAGAGCAAGGCGTAGGAGGCGAGGTTGAAGGGCACACCGAGGAACATGTCAGCCGAGCGCTGGTAGACCTGAATCGAGAGGCGTCCGTCCGCCACGTAGAACTGGAATGCGAAGTGGCAGGGTGCGAGCGCCATGTTCGGCAACTCGCCCACGTTCCAGGCGGACACGAGCAGCCGGCGCGAGTCCGGGTTCGCCTTGATCTCCTCGATGACCTTCTGGAGCTGGTCAGTCCGTGTGATCGCGGCTCCCGGCCCCCACGGCGTCTCGGTGGTCGCCACGCCACGGGCGTCCCGCCACTGCTTGCCGTACATCGGCCCGATAGTGCCGTCCTCCTTGGCCCACTCGTCCCAGATGCTCACTCCGTACTCCTCCTGGAGCACCTGCACGTCCGTCGAGCCGGAGATGAACCACAGCAGTTCGCCCACGACGCTCTTCCAGTGGACGCGCTTGGAGGTGATGAGAGGGAATCCCTTGGAGAGGTCGTAGCGGATCTGCCGCCCGAACACGCTTCGTGTGCCCGTCCCGGTGCGGTCCCCCTTCTTCACTCCGTTGTTCAGCACGTCGGCCAGCAGGCCCTCGTAGGCGTATGAGTTGTTCACGCTGCTTCCTTCCCGTCTGCGTAGCCTGCGTCGTAGCCCTCGTTCCAGGCCTCGGTCTCACCGCATCCTGCGGTCGAGCAGTGCTCGTGCTCTGCTGCCTCATCCATCAGAGCCTTGAGTTCCTCGGGGGTGACCTCGATGACGGTGGCCGTCCCGAGCGCATCCTTCTCGTAGAGGAACTTCCTCAGCGCGTCGGTCACCGGTGGTCACCGTCTCCCTGGATGACGTTGCGGCGCTTGCGGTCCTCCAGCTTGTTGAGGTTACGGCTCATCACGCCCGCCGATGCCGTGTTGTTCCAGAGGGCAAGGTCGTCCAGTGCGAGGCACACGCTGTGAAGGTGGTCGAGGATGCGTCCCTTCCGGTCTCGGGTGAGCGCCCCGCCGTCATCGCGGATCATCTTCTTCACGGCCCCGGCGATGGCTCCAGTCTCGAAAGCCAAGTGCTCTACGAGCAGGTCACGGTCCTTCGTGATCCCGCCGCGCCTCATGCCGGCGACCTCGGAGAACGGTGTGTCGAGCGCGTCCGCGAGGGCCGCTGCATACCACCAGCAGTCCCCGGCCTCAGAGTCGAGGCCCATGTCCACATCGCCGTCAGAGTGGAGCAGGACGGCTATCAGCTCGCCCACCTCGGAGGCGAGACCGAGCGCGGTGTACTCGATGCTGCGTTCTCGTGGGAATACGGCGTACTGCTTCGCCTGGGCGGCGTAGTCGTCGGTGAAAGTGATGCTGTTCATGCTGCTTTCCTTTCGATGAATGAGGCATCGAGGAGCATCTGGTCACGCTCGATGCGCGGGAGCTGTCTGGTGGTCTCCACGGTGTCCCGTGCGAGGATCAGCCAGCGGTTGACCTTGTTCTTCTGTCCGGGCCGCGAGAGTCGGCCTCGGGCCTGCTCGTTGAGCATCCGGTTGTCGGAGACGGAGACCCAGATCTCGTTCTGGCAGACCTCCTGGAGCCCATCGGTGCCCTCCCCGACCGTGGCGATGGTCGCCACGAGGATGTCGAACTCCTTGCCGAAGCCCTCCAGCTTCCACTCGCGCTCCTCCGCGCTCATCCCGCCGATGAACCGGCGCGCGTCGAAGCCCTTCTTCTGGAGCCGCTTGGTGAAGTACGTGGCGAACTTCTCCGAGTGCGTGAAGATCAGGACGGGCACAGGGGCCTCGGCGTACAGGTCCGCGAGCACCTCCTCCACAGCGTCGGCCTTGGTGGACTTGGCGTCGTCCTCGAAGTAGACGACCTCCCATTCCTCTTCGAGGACGCCTGCCTCGTTGGTCCGCACGGGACGCTTGATCTCGTACTCGGGATCGTCAGGCACCGTGCGCCACTCGTACCGCAGGCTCGGGGTGGCGAGCGTGGTCTCCATCAGGCGCAGGTACAGGGTGGAGGGCAGTTCCACGGCGAGAGGGTTGTCCTCCAGCCATACGAAGCCCTCCTCTTCGAGTTGGGCGTAGAGCTTGCGCTGCGCCGGCTTGAGGTCCACCTCGACCGTGTGGATGATGGGCTCCTCCTGGTACGGAGAGGGGAAGTAGGACTTGGACGGGATGGACGACCAGACGGTGCCGGGGACGCGCTCGGGTCCGACCTTGAACCTGCTGTACTGGTCCGACTCTTTGGTCAGGAACTTGGTCACGAACGGCCAGAACGCGGGGTACGCCTCGGGCCATGTGGACTTCAGGATCGCCCACGATCCCTCGATCCTGTTGCCCCACGGTGTTGCGCTGAGGTTCAGCCTGTACTCGGCCCGGACGCTCTTCATGGCCTCGTGCGTGCTCGACTTGCGGTTCTGCCCCCGGTGGACCTCATCGAAGATCGCGAAGTCGATGGGGAAGCTCTTCCACATCGCATGGCGGCGGAACAGCTCCCAGCCGATGGCGTAGATGCCCGGTGTGCCCATCATGAGCGCCCCGAGATCCTTGTCCTCGTTCCGCAGCGTCTTGATCTGGCGGAACGGAAGCTCACTGCCCTGCCGCTCGAAGGTCTTCCGCCACCCTCGGATCGGGTTCAGCGGGGAGACGAGCAGGACCGTCTGCACACCGGAGCGGATGACGGCCTCGACGCCGATCAGGGTCTTGCCCGCGCCGACCTGCGCTCGGCAGATGTGACGATGCTTGTCGAGCACCTCCTGGATCGCTGCCTCCTGCTCTGGGCGCGGGATCAGCTTCTCAAGCGCCATCTCAGACATCCGCCAGCGCCGAGGAGCACTCGTCGTACTCGCGGTCCCACTCGTCGCCGCACGAGCACTTCCCCTCGGGTGCCTCGTGGTGGTCGGCGCGCCACGCAGCCTCGGCGTCCTTGCGGGCTTGGCTCTCCCTCGCGCCTTCGAGCAGTCGCTCCGGCCCGCCGTAGAGATTCAGGTAGGCCCACTCTGTCTTGGTGCCGGGGCGGGCCTTGCGCACGTCCCTGCGCCACTTCTCGAAGGCAGTCTTGTTCGGGAACTCGACCCAAGGGCTCGGATAGTCGTCGCGTCCGGTGATCGTAGATGTCCAAAAGAGGCGTCCGATGGCTCGTGTGCTCATGACTCCTCCAACTCGGTCTCGTCCTCGCGTTCCTCGCAGATCCCGTCGAGCGGGTATGGCTCGGGCTCGTTCTTGGGGACATCCGGCCATTCGTAGGTCATCTCGTCCTCCTCATGGCGACGAGCAGGGCGATGCCTGCCGCCGCGATCCCGATGCAGCCCAGCGCTGCCTGCAAGAGCGCGTCCCCGTTCAGCACGGGGGCTCTAGGAGGTCGGTGGCGTGGTCATAGCAGAGGCCGTGGAAGGACTTGCAGTCCTCGCAGCCTTCGACGCCCTCGGGGTACTTGATTTGCAGCGACATGAGCGCTGCGTCTTCAGCGGTGAACATTGATGATCTCCAGTTCTGTGTGGAGGTACGCCCCGCTACCGGGGCCGTGGTTCGGGTCTTCGATCAGGACCTCGACCAGCCATCCGACCTCGGGGTCCTCGTTGATCCAGCCGAGCACCTCGCACTCTTCGCCTTCAGGTGTCCGCACCCATGAGCCGCGCTGGATCGGATGCTGTGCAAAGCTCACTCGCCCACCTCCGTCAGCCCGAGTCGGTAGAGGATCTCGTCCCTCAGTTCGGTGGCGCGTTTGGTGCTCACCTTGTTCGAGCACATGAGAGCGATGAGGTTGGCAGTGCGCTGCTCGTAGGCGAGGGCGAGGATGGCCTCTGTCTGCTCGGCGTACTCGTTATCGAACGGGTTGCCTGGGATGTACTTGCTCACGCGCTCACCGCCTCTGCGTGGCTCATCGTCATCTTGCGGTGGAGCCGCAGCGAGGAGCGGTTGAAGTACTCGATCCGGTCGGAGGCCAGCTCAACGGTGACGAGACCGCCCTTCTGCTGGAGGAAAATGCCGATCTGCCCGGTGAACAGGCTGTGCTCGTCGTAGACCTCCACGAGGTCGCCGTACTCGTACATCACGCCACCTTCCGCATCAGGCGTCCGGCGAGGATCGCGGTCAGCTCGTTCTCGTAGTGCAGGACATCGGAGCCGTCCGACTCCTCCGGGTAGGACGTGTGCCAGTCGAGCGCGCAGGCGTACTGGTAGAAGAGGTCCTCGGGCAGGGTCTCGCCGGTCTGGAAGGCGAACCAGCCGTTCCAGCGCTTGTAGTTCGCGACGGGCTGGTCCGAGGCCATGCGGCCCGCGTAGCGGAGGCGGACGACGGCTTCCTCGAACGTCGGCGTTCCCTCGATAGGTGCGTGGATCAGGGTGTCCATTGTGTGCTCCTTGGTTTTTCCCCGTTGGTGATAGAGACATTACACACCACGCTCAGGGTGTGTCAAGCACATTCATCGATCTTGGTTTTGACAGTCAAGTGTTGGGGGAAAGACTGAGGGCCGGCACCCTGTCCGGTGCCGGCCCTAATTCAGAGGCGCTCTAGTTCGAGTTCGGTGTGAAAGTGCTCCACGCCGTCGTTGTGTCTAAGGATGTAGCCGCCGCCGACATCCTCCAGGATCACCCCGCCGTCATCGCAGAGGTCAGCCCAGACCAGCGCTCCCTTCGTGTACCTCATTGCTCCCCAGTTCTTCCAATGAGGCCACGATCTTCACTCCGAGAGCGGCTGCGTAGCGTTCGTAGGTGCTGATCTGACGGTCCTCCTTGGCGTATTCGATTCTCTGGACGTAGGACACCCCTACGCCCATCCCCGTCGCCACATCCTGCTGGGTCTTGCCCCTGCGGATGCGCTCCGCTTTGAGAAGCTTGGCGACTTCGACTCCGAGCATCATATAGTCCACCTTCCAATTACCGAAATGGCTTAACAGCGTGGTTAACAACTTTGACTACACAGACTTGACGGTGTGCCTCTTCAAGTCTGCCAGAAAACGGTTCCGACCATTCGTGTGACCGGGCGTGCCCGCGAACGTAATCATCGTGCCAGAGTCCTTGTGGCGGATTCTGGGATGGCCCTTGCCGTTGAACCCGACGAACTCCCATCCCTCCTTCTCCGCGAGCTTCACGCGCTCCCTGGACTCCTTCGACGGCCACCTCATCCCCACACGCTCCTCTTCCTCGCGGTGAGCGCGGCCCGAAGCTCGGGCAGGTTCGTCACACCTGTTTCGAGGTAGTGGTCGATGAGCGCGACGGCGCGCTCGATGCGGAGACTGTCCGAGTCGGGCACATTGGCGAGGTAGACCACGTTGTCCTCGTTGCGAGGGCCGAGCAGATCGGGGTGGACGGTTGCGGCCTTTGCGGATGCAGCCAAGTACGCGGACTCGAACTCCTCGGCAGGCTGGGCGCTCATGCTTCTTCCCCTTCCACGGGTTCCCATGCGGTGACGCGGCGACGTACAGGGGACGGTTCGGCATAGCCAGACCATGCGGACATTTCGGCCTTGCGCTGGGAATCGGCTTGGCTGTCGGCCTCTTCGACGTGGTAGGCGTTCCCGTAGCCGTAATGCTTCACGCCCCACTCCTCGGTGGTGTGCTCCTGGAACCACGCGAGCGCCACGTCCGCCTGATGGACGGCGAACGCCTCCATGTCGGGGAACTCGATGGCTAGATCACCTTCAACGCACTCGGGGGAGGCGCAACAGATTCCGTCGATCATGTCGCCGGTCGCACTGATAACGGCAACGCTGTGCTCGCTCAGCCGTGCGGCGAGGTCGTTGGCCTTCATCTCAGATCCCCTTCTGGCTCTCGCGCTGGGCCGGGGTCGAGTAGTCGTGCGTGTGGGCGTCCCATGCCTCGGCAATAGCCTCTCCGTTGACCAGATCGGCGTTCAGCATCTCGGCCAGGATCGCGGCGTCCTCCTCGTTCTCGGTGAAGACATCGACCGAGTGGCGCACTCCCAGCCGGTCGGTCCACAGGATCTCGACCCTAGCTTCGAGAATCTTTGCCTTGCCCATCTTCTGCTCCTTTGGTGTGCTTCTGTTGCTGTGCTCACACCTTACACACACTGTTGATGGTGGGTCAAGAAGGCAAAAGAAAGCCCCCACAGCGTTCACCGTGAGGGCTTCTTTAGGTCTTGTTCAATGGGTGTAGTGGTTGAGGCCCAGTCTGATCGGGCCTTCGTAGGTGCCGTCCAGGAGCGAGACCAGCAGGTCAACCTGCTCCTTGTCGTGGTTGGGGTCGGCCTTGTCGAACGCCTCGCGCGAGCCGGCGATGAAGTGGCCTTCCCGGTCGGCAACATACCAAGTGTGCGGAGACGGCCAATGCTTGTAGTAGGTGCGGTCCTGAGACACCAGCCAGCCGTGGGTTGGGACGTGGGGGTGTGTCTCCCACAGCAGACCCTCGATTGACTCGTCCGCCTCAACAGTCGGCGTCTGTTCGACCTCCAGCGTGTGGCCCTCGGCCAGAACCTCGTCGCGCAGCGCGTACACGAGCTTGGTGTGGTTCGAGTTCATCGCCCGCAGGATCTCGGGGCCGCTCCAGCCATCACGCCATGCCTGCTTGATCGACTCGTCGCGCTCCTGCTTGCGGCGCTCCTTCTCCTCTTCCCACTGGCGTGCGAAGTCGCGGCGCTCGTTGCTGATCTGGTTCTTCAGATCTTCTATGCGGCGCTCGATCTCAGAGTGCTTGACGGTCATCTCAAGCTGAGCCTGGGACCTGTCCTTGGTGAACGCCTTCCAGCGCTCGTTCGTCTGCCCTACATCTGGCACTGTTCTTTGCTCCCCTTGGTTGAATGTTTGAGTGTAGACAGACTTGTCTGTCTACGAACCTACCTCCCGGTACGATAGCAGGTCTTCAAGCTCTGTCACATCGGCTGTTAAACATATCAAGTGTCCAACGCGTCTGACCTGACTTGCGCTTGCTTGAGAGCAAAGCATGGGTCTAGACCCGTGGTCAAGGATCTTTGTGCTTTCTTTAGCCGTGTTGGGTGACACACAGAGAAAACTCAGGTACTTCCAAGTAGCTCCGACAGATCCGGCTAGGTACTTCGAGTTCCAGAATGCAGGTGTGCACTTCAAAATCCAAAGACCCGGTGTACCCCTGTCGAAGGGGCACACCGGGCCTTTGGAAGGATCTGGCTCAGGTGGGTTCTTTCAGGCGTGCGGCGTCCCGTAGAGCTGGCGGTTGATCTCCTCGGAGGAGAAGCCTGCCTCGTGGCATTCAGCGACGAGCTGGTAGACGACCGCCTGGTAGCGGGCGATGTCGGCGGCATAGGCGTCCATCGTCTTGCGGTACGCGGCCTTGGCCTCGGCCTCCTGGCGCAGGGCAGCTTCTTTCAGGGCCTCGTGTGCCCGGACGAGGTTGTCCAGCGCGTGCGGGTCGGGCGCGATCAGGGGCATTGTCATCTCGCTCACAGGAGCACCTCCAGAACCGAGCTGAGGATCTGGTCCACGTCGGGGTCGATCTCGATGAGTTCCTCGCGGGAGACGCCTGCGATGTGCGCCTCGCCCACGGCCCGGAACAGCTCGTCGTGTGCCGCGAGGATTGCGGCCTCGGCCTCGGCCTCTGCCTGACGGAGACGGATGGAGGCCTCGACCTTGACGGCCTTGATCCGGCGCAGCGCCGAGGTGACCAGAGCCGTCTCCGGCTCCTTGTTCTGGCCGACGCTTCTGCCATAGAAGTCTTTCGCCGTCTCCTCGTCCTTGACGACGGACAGGCGTGCGGTGCTGTTGCTGCTCATGGGGTTGCTCCTCGGTTTCCGAGACCAGTGGGGAGGTTGTTGCGTTGGTAATTACATCACTGTGAGCACCGACAGACAAACAGGCTGGTCAAACCGGCGTGTCGCGCCCCACACCCCTCCCCCAAGATTTTCCCCCACGTTTTTCTTTAGGGGGCTTCTTTCCCCCTCCCCTAGGGCAGACCGGCCTGTCTCCCCCGCGCGCGGGCCGTCGAGGGGCTCGGCGCTCCAGGCCTGTCCTGGGAGCCCGCTCTCGCCCAGGCGGGGGCCGGCGCAGCGCGGAAAGCTGTCTCTTCTGCCACCACGAGAGGACTTGACACACTCCTCTCGTGGTGTGTTTAGCTGTAGCCACACCGAAACACCGACAGAGAGGCAAGACAGTGAAGACAGGACGACGCGCGGCCCAGTGGACGGCAGAGCGCCATATCTCGGATCTCGCGCACTACTTCACGAGCGGGACAGGCAAGCGCAGAGGGCACACAGCAGGGAAGGCGTGGTGAACATGGAACGGGAAGTAATCGAGACGCGCGGCGACTATCGAGCCGTAATCATCCGAGAGGAAGGCGCACACGAACCTGACAGTGACTTTCAGGCAGCAGTCCTCAGCTTCGATGGTTCACGTTGGAGCACACACATTGTTGCCCACACCGACGCGGGCAAAGACTTCGAGTCCGCCGCGCGCCGATTCACTGAGCAGTTCGGCATGTCGGATGGCATTACCATTCTGGAGCGCTACGCACGGATATTCCACGGAACGCGAGACTTCAGGGACTTCGGCTACAGCTATTCGCAGGACAACGTGCGCTACGTCGTCTTCGACTCGGCAGCTATGCGAGAGGCATGGGAATACGACGGCGACGAAGGCGCGAAGGGTGACGCCATCGAATGGCAGGCCTACATTGATGGCGACGTGTATGGTGTCGGCGTAGAGCGCGCGCGCCATTGGGTATCCACCACTCTCTACGAAGACGGGGACCCTGAAGTAATCACGCGCGGCGTCTCATGGGAAGAAACCGAAGACGGTTTCGTGTGGGGATACTACGGCAGAGAATATGCCGAGTCCGAAGCGCTTTCGCAGCTCGACAGCTATGCGCCTAAGAATGACTAGGCATACGTGCCCAGAGTGCCGTAATCGAGTGCGCGACTACTGGGCAATTGAAGCCAATCAAAAACTATGGCTCGGCCTGGAAACAGCAGGCGCGGCAATTTTCGCAATCATCCTATGGCGCATAGCGTCGTCACTCTGAGAGGACAGGCAATGGACACATTCAAATTTGAAGACGTATTTGTAGGCCGAACTGCCGAAAGTGAGCGCGTCTACATTACCGCGCAAACAAGGAGGCGCGACGGACAATTCCAAACGACAGACCACCGAGCAATTGACGGGTATCTAGAGCTCTCGATCATGGGTTTAGTGGTCGAGCCGCGACGACGTATCGAGAATGCTAGCCGCGCGGGACAGTGTGTTGACGCGCTCGATGATGTCACCAAGCCTGCGAAGGGTCTCACCCTTGAGGACGTAGCCGAATTGGCGCGTATTTGGCGACGTTGGCATCTCAACGGCATGCAAGCGCTGTGCATTCACCAAACGCCTATCTACGAAACGTCGCGCGGGTATCGGCAGCTCGACCTTGACGCCATCGGGACATGCCTCGAAGGGTACCGCGCGGGTAGCGCTTGGCTAGTCGAAGAATTGCCTCAAGCTGTAGCCGAAACTGTCAAGGGCATTATGGAACGCGCTACAGGAGATAGGGACTAGAAGTGTCAAACATTCTCCCGAATTTCCGCCACATTCTCATCGTGTGGCTCATCGCTATCGCGCTAATCGCACCGTTTTGGAACTGAGAGGACAGAACAATGAGCAAATTTAACTGCGACTGCTCCGAGGAGTACGGACCCTGCGAGGAGCACGGGGAGATTCTAGCCAGTAGGGAAGGCAGTTCGGGCCGGTCTGCCGATCAACTCCTCTCGACTTTCATCGATGATGCTGTGTCGCTCGGTGCGGAGCTGTCGCCCTATGGCAAGGATGTCGTGGCGCGCGTCAACGAAGGGTTCGCGAAGCTTGAATGGTGGGAATCGTGGCTAGAGGATACGGACCTAGCAGAGGAGCTTAGGACCGTAGCCGATCAAGTCGAAACAGAGCTTTACACACTCGGACTGTCCGTCTATTGGGAGGATGGCTACACCATTGTCCGTATCGCGGGTGGACCGCTCAGCGGAGATGGTGAGGCAGAGTGAAGGCTCTAGCGCTCGTGGCCGCTCTCGTGCTCTCTCCCGTACCCGCTAGCGCTCCTCTGCCCAGCGTTGCGGCCCAGACTGTCACGGATGCTTTCAGCGCGTGCTACCACGCCTACGCGGATACGGACCCTGCGCTCTATGTCGATTGTGTGAACAGCGCGGCAGCGCACTTCTACGGGAAGGGTCACCACACCAAGCTTTGGAACACCTAGGGCAGGGTCGCCCAAGGCGCAAAGGACGGTACAAAAAGTACCGTCCTTTGTACTGTCCCCAGCGTTTCCAAGGGCAGCCGGCGCGTCAGCAGTACAAACCTCGGTACGTATCCGCCTGGGCGAGCGCTCGGGTGCGGAAAACTCACGCTCGGAGACGCTAGACACACACTCATTAGTATGTGTAAGCTCATCTCAACGGCAGGGAACTAGGGAAGGATAGGCAATGGCAACGGTCAACTACATGCGGGACGGCGAGATGCAAGAGGCGGACGCGGAGACTGTCGAGTCCGCAGCGCTGGAAGACGGCGACGTAATCCTTGACGAAGACAAGGTATTGGGCGAGGTCGTTATCGGCCCCTACGGGCAGCGCGCCTACCGTCCGCTCAACGGCGAGGATATGGGCATAGATCTTCGCTCACTGTTCGCCCTCCTCGCCCACGCGCGCTACACGCGCCTTATCCCGTAGGCAGGGCAGCAGACATGATGTCGCGAGCACGAGCACACGAGCACCGTATCGAGAGGAGCAGGGCAATGTCACAGCAGCACGACTACAGCGCAATCATGCACTACAGCGCGGACGACATCCTCAGCGAGGGGAACGCTCGGCAGGCACTTGAGTCCATGCACGTCGATCTGGGCAGCTTCCACCCCGACGACAGGGGAGCCGAGATCGTAGGCGCGGACGGGGCGCGAGTGTTCACCGACGAACAGGCGCAGCGCTATGACGAAGTGATGGACGCCATTTTCCGGGAGCTGGGCGAGAGCGTCTATGACATTGCCCTTGCCTACCGTGAAGAGGAGGACTAGGGCAATGGCGAAAGCGGAGTGCCTAGGCACCATTTGGCTATGTGAGTGTTGCACGATGGTCCTAGCCAACGGAACGCACTTTGACGGGGATTGCAGAGAGCCACATGAGCCTCTCAGCGTCATAGGTGAGGCAGACATCACGCTAGGCATGCTCTGGAGTGAGCATGACGAAGCCTGCCCTAACCGTGAGGCTAACGAGTGGGTAGCAGAGTGTGACTGTGAGATTCGAGAGTTTTCCCCTGCGTGGTGCGACGGGTGTGGCTCTCGCCTAGCGGGTACGCGCCATGCCGCAACACTTTGGAAGCGGGAGGACTAGGGCAATGACTACCGAGACCATCGCTGAATGCGGACACACTATCTGCGCTGACGGCACCTGCTGGAGAGAGAGACCGTATGGCGTCGAGAGGCGCGCTATACGGATGGCTCACCCGTGAAGGCTGGAGACCGTATCCGCTACCATCAAGCACCCGGCGGCATGCTCCCGCACGGTGATTGGCGCTACGGCATAGCGGCCCACTTCCCAGAAGATCGGCGCTCACGGACGTTCGACCCTGAAGAGCTGTACCTGTTCGATGGGGAACGCTACTACGGAATTTTCGGTCACGTCGTAGAGAGGTTTCAGCCATGAGTGCGAGAGACCCGTGGCCATTTGACTTTGACCGTGAAGCGTACCCGCGCTTCGTCCCTCCCCAAGAGACCGTACCCGCGCGGCCCACGCTCAAGGAGGAGGCGCAACGCCTGCTGGACTACTGGGAAGCCCACGGGGAGAACCTCGAGGCCGTCTCCAAGTGGGCGATATCGGACCTGCTAGGTATCTGCCGCTACATAGCAGAGGGTGACGAGCAGTGAGCGTCTATGCTCCCTCTATGTGGGGGATAAGGACGGCAGCGCTCGTGTGCACGGCGGCAGCGCTCGGAGTCGCGGCCATGATGGGGAATCTCTGGGGAATGGCTGTGTGCGCCGTGCTCATGGCAGCGGAGAGGAGGCTAGCGCGATAGACCGCAAACGAATACGGACAGACTGAGAGGCCCAGCCGTCGTGCTGGGCCTCTCTCGCGTTTCCAGGCGAGCCCAGAGGGCGCATACGGGCAGGCATGGGGAAGGGCAGCCGAGAGGCACCAAGAGCGCTCGCAGAGGCCCTGAGAGGCCTGTAACGCATTGCCAACTGGAGAGGATATCTCACACACACACCGTTGATGGTGCTGTAAGACATTGCCTGCGAGAGCGCAGGCAATATGTTCCCCAGTTGCCAATACGTCGAAATAAGGCCGTTTTTCCTATCCAACATCTCTAATAAGACAATACGTTACATTTTGCAACACATTGTCTACGGAGAGATAGAGCGTCGAAAAAGTGGCCTTTTTTCCACGTATTGTCTGCAGGCGGACGTATCGTCTGGCATGGCAGTGCTGTACTGAGAACCCTTCGCAACAGAGCGAGTGCAACACATCCTCTCCAGATGGCAATGCCATACACGCCGATGCAGGCGATACGTCGCACGCGCAGCTCCGAGCCGAGCACTCACGCCGCTCCGAGCCGAGCACTCACGCCGAGCCCGCACGCGCCCCGCACAGCGCTCGCCACCCGCCGCGCCTAGGTCCCCTCGCGCGGGACGGGGCGCGGAGTGCAGGGCACGCCCTCCCGTGCACGCTCGCGGCGTGTGCCCGTGGGCCGACGCGCGGCCTCGACATGACAAGGACTGTCGCAGAAGACGGAGCGCTGAATCAGATTCAGGCGAAGCCGGGGTGGCGGGGAGCCGGCGTTGGGTAAGAGTTCGTTCTGAGCCCGGAAAGTTCCGTATGGCGGAAGCTGAATCAGCTCCGGAAGTCGGGGCCGGCCCTGTCTCCCTGTGAGAAAAATCTGCCGTATACCAAGTCGCCTTGCACCCCCTAGGGGCATCCTGTAGAGTATGTGTGTACGCAACCGCAGAAACCACGAGCAAGGAGAAGAGAAATGGGCATCGCAGCAGACACCCTTCGGCGCGCAGCCGAGGCGAAGCGGGAGCGGGCCGAGGCCTGCACCCAAGAGGCCGAGCACTACGAGCGGCTCGCCGCGCAAGAGCGCCTGGACGCCGGCAAGCTCCTCGAAGAGGCCGCAGACCTGGAAGCGGCGCTTGAGGCGGTGGCCGAGTAATGGCCCGAACATTCCCCGCAGGCCTGGAGAGCGAGATCTTCCGCGTCCGCAAGGAGTACGCCGTCACGAACTGGGCCGGCGAGCCCGTGACGCGAGTCGAGTACCTCGGCCCCTACGGCACGCACGCCGCCGCCAAGGCCATCGCCACCTCGATCCGGCACCAGTCCCACTGGAACCACTCCACCGCGACCGTCGAGCGCGCGAGCGTCGGGGCCTTCGAGGCGGTGTCCGAGTGAGCGCCATCGAGAAGGGCACCCGCGTCAAGGTCACGCAGGTCACGGATGGCGACCCCGAGTCGGCCGGCTACCTCACCGCGCTCTGGCGCGTCGGGCAGGAGGGCGAGGTGACCTCCGTTTATGAGGACTGCGACTACCCCTACACCGCCCGCTTCGAGGCGGCAGACCGGGACGGGGACTTCGACCTGGACTTCCGCGCCGACGAGCTGGAGGCCATCGCATGAGCGCCGCGCCGCAGGTGGGCGACCGGCTGACCTACGTCCAGCCGGTCTTGGAAGTCACCGAGATCAAGGAGGACGGGTCGGTGAAGGTCCGCGACCAGTTCGGCTGGGACTTCGCTATCCACCCGGACGACTTCAAGCGCTATGAGCACGTCCCCGCCGAGGAGGAGGTCAAGGAGGCCGCTCACGACGGCTGGCAGGAGCGCGACCTGCGCCGCGAGTCCCTCAGCCTCGCCATCGCCAACCGCAACTCGCATGCCGAGTCCTTCAAGGACACCGTGGCCCGCGCGGAAGCGTTCTACGCCTACCTGAAGGGAGAGCAGGCATGAGCCTGACGCCGCAGAAGAAGCGCGAGATCGCTCAGAAGGTCGCGCAGGACGCCATCGACAACATCGAGTTCTCCGACGTGTACGAGGACGAGGCTCTGGCCCAGATCCCCGAGACGGAGCTTGAGGAGATCTGGGAGATGGCACGGCACGCCGAAGTGAGCGTGTGGACATGAGCGCCCGAGTGCAGTCCGCAGGCTGGCACTGGTTCTGCGACGAGTGCGCTGAGGGCGGCGAGGAGACCTACGCCTTCGAGCACGAGGCCGAGGAGCATGCGCGGTGGCACGACGAAGACAACCACGGAACGGTGGCCTCGTGAGCTTCCAGGCGGGCGACCCTATCCGGGTGGTGCGGATCATCGAGGAGGAGAAGTACGTCTCCCGCGTGAACCGCCACCTCAACCAGACCGGCACCGTCCGGGTCGTGGTCCCCAAGCGCACCTTCCCGAACTTCGTCCGCATGGACGACGGGACCTTCCAGACATTCCGAGACGAGGAGTTGGAGAAAATCTCATGAGCAAGTTCGATTGCCGCAGGTTCGATGACGCCTACTCGAAGGGCACCTACACCCTGAACGTCGATGAGGGGGTCCTGGTGGAGGGCGGGGCCTACGTCTGGATCGGCGGCGCGGGCATGACCGTCGCGCACGAGGATGCCCCGGCAGTGGCCCTCGCCATCCTCGAAGCCGCGGGGTACGAGAGGCACGCGACCACCAGCAACGTGGAGATCGAGGTCCTCGCAGGCCTCAAGCTGATGGCCGGCCAGCTCGCCGCGAAGAAGGCCGAGGCGGAGGACGCCGCGAAGCTGGACGAGGAGGCGAAGGCCCTTGCGGCGGTGCGCGACTTCAGCAAGTGGGAAAACCTCACTGACAGCGGTAAGACATTCTGGCGCGAAGTGGCCCGCGCTGCCCGTGAACTCCACAAGGGGGACGCCAAGTGAGCGACGGACCCATTCCCCTGCTCGGTGTGCCCGCCCTGCCTCCGGGCTACTCCTACAAGGTGGATGACGGGCTCTTTGGCCCCTTCGGGCTCGTGGCCGAAGTGCGTGTCCGTATCATCCACAATCTGGCCCCGCTGCGTACCTTAGCCACTGGGTACGCCTTCGGGGAACTCCACTGGCGCAACGCCGACAAGCAGGTAGCCAAGGCCGCTCAGCGGGCCTACGAGCGCTTCAACGTGTTCCAGCAGTATCAGGCCAAGGTGTCCCGCTTCGCGCACGGCATCCGGGCGCTGGGGATGTCGGTGGCGGTGTGATGCTCCCCATCGAGCCCCCGGTCCTGACGGTCATTCCGGGGCGCTCGCCTGCGATGAAGGCGCACTGGCGGATGTCCGACGCCAAGCGCGCCGTTCTGGCGCGGCTGGGCTACAACCGGGCCTTGGACATGTCCGTCACGGACACTAAGATCGAGGTCTACCGCTGGGACGACATCAAGGGCTGGTTGCTCCTCTGGAGCATCCCCGAGGGCACCGAGGAGGCGCATCTGCCGTGGTACTGAGCGAGGAGAGCCGCCGAGCCAAGCAGCGCGCCGATCAGGTCGCAGGCAGCGTCGTGGTAGGCATCGGCGGTCTCATCGCGTGGTGCTTCGGCCTCGGCTGGGTCACAGGCATCGTCGCGCTCTTCCTGCTGGCCGCGTGGTGGCCCCAGCCCAAGCAGAAGCGGGCACTCCCGAGCGCGGATGCCGTCGCCGCCCAGATCCGGGCCGAGAAGAGGCGCAGGCGGCAGTTGGACATGCAGACGTGGGACAGGGCATTCGAGTTTCTGGAGAAGAGCAAGTGAACAAGATCTACAAGCCGAAGGACTGCAAGTTCGCCGTGGGCGAGCTGGTCCGGGTCAAGGAGCGCGTCATGGGCGGGTACGAGCGCGACGTGCTCTACGCCGAGGCCGGGGACACCGGGGTCGTGGTGCAGGTGCCCCAGACGACCCGCCCGATGGCCGTCCAGGTGAAGATGGACGAGCCGCGCCGACCCTATGGGGTCATGGTCTTCAGCGAGGATCTGCTCGAACCCCTGTAGACTGGAAACACTGCATCCTCCCGCACTCGCACTTGGAGGATCTTCCCGCCCGCTCTTGGTTCTCCCCAGTGCCAAGGGCGGGTTTTCTTCTGCCTGCCGATGGTTATGGTTACCGACCCTGCACGGGCGTGGCGGGTCGGTAACCATCATGAAGCTTCCCAGACCGGCACGAGCACTGGTTTCTTGGGGTTCCAGCGGGTACCGACGCCCCGAGGCACCACCACGCGGTCGAGCAGCTTGGAGAGCATCTCGCGCTTGACCTCGGGCGGGATGACCTCCCACGCCGCCAGAAGGTCCGCAGCGAGCTTCCGGGGAGGCGGACCGACCTGCTGGGCGTCCAAGTGCTCCAGACGCTCCTCCAGGGCCTTCCTGTCCGACTTGTACTTGCTCAGGAGCCGGTCGCGGCTGTCCGTGTCGATCTCGCCGTCCAGCCACTTCTCGTTGAGGCTGTCGATCCGCCCGAGCACCTTGGCGAGGTCGGCCTTCAGCTTGGGCCGGGGGTCGATCCGGCGCACACGGGTCTTCGCCGCTTCGAGATGCTCGTGTGCCCGAGCGTTGATCTCCTCGGCCACCTCCTTCAGGAACTCCAGGACAGCGGCCTCCACGAGGGGCTCGGTGATCGAGTTCGTGTGGTCCTTGCCGTAGCGGTACGCCTGGCACTGGTACTTGGTCTTGGTGACCCCGCGCTGGGTGTAGCGGTTCCCGCCCATGTACGAGCCGCACGCGCACTTCACGATCCCCGAGAAGGGGTGGCGGGGCACCTCTGCCCGTGGCCGGTTCGAGCGCTTCCTGCGGGCCTTCTGGTACCTCTCCCACGTCAGCTCATCGATGAGCGGCTCGTGCGCGCCGGGGAAGGTCTGGCCCCGGTAGAGGATCAGGCCGGCTGCGAAGCCTGAGTCCATCATGCGCTTGACCCCCGCCGCCTCCTGCGGCCCGCCATGCGCGCGCGAGGCCGGGGTGAGCTTGGAGAAGCCCGCGCCGCCGATGTAGTCGAGGTACATCCCGCGCAGCGCCTCACCGGCCTCGGGGTGGATGCTGTACCCCTGCTTGGGGGTGTAGGTGTAGCCGAAGCGCGGTCCTCCGGTGTGGGGCAGGCCGTGGCGGATGCGACGCTCCTGCGCCTCCTTCCACGACTCCCCGATGCGCTCGGACTCGAACGCGGCCAGCTCTGCCATGACGCCGCGCGCGAAGCGCCCGGTGGAGTTGGCGGCGAAGGCCTCGGTGGCGGATTCGAGGTGCCCGCCGATGCTCTCCACGCGGTCCACGGCGATGTTCCAGTCGCGCCGGTTGCGTGAGACGCGGGAGATCTTCCACACCACGAGCACGTCGGCCTCGCGGCGCTCGATCATGCCGATGGCGCGCTCGACCTGTCGTCGCTTCCAGAACCGTCCTGAGAGGTCGAGGTCTTGGATCACCTCCACGATGGTGTGCCCGAGGGAGGCGCAGTGCTTCTCGATGGCGGCGAGCTGGATCTCCGGCGATACGCCGTCTTCCTTCTCTTTGCTCACTCGTATGTAGGCCAAGGCGCGCGACATGCCGTGATTCTACAGTTCGCTTGATCTTTGGTTTTTCTTCTGGCAGACTCCTTTACACACAGCACAGAGGAGCGAAGTTGGACCGGGAAGAAGCACTGAACGAGGCGGCACTGGTGTTCGCACGCTGGATCGAGTCTTCCGAGTCGCAACTCTCCTCTGTCGCTGCGTAACGCTTCCGTAGCTGAGTGGTTTAGCTCCGTCCTCTTAAGTCGGAGACGTAGGTTCGATTCCTACCGGGAGCACGAGGTAAATGCCAAGCCGTCATATGCGGTGAGGCAACAATGGAGCACCGCCACGGGTGTCCTCGAAAGTGGCAGGCCAGTCGTAGTCTTCACGGCTGGTTGGGGTTATTTCGCTGTCGGGCCGAGATTCCAAAAGTGTATGGAGGCGTCAGGCGAATGATGATGTCTCTCTGGCCGCAGAGACCCCGGAAGCGGCCACATTCCCCATTCGACTAACCGGCAAGTCGCCTGACTCTGGATCAGGCAATCGAGGTTCGAATCCTTGGTGGGGAGCGGCGGACGGCGGCTGGGCTCGACCCTCAGTGTCAGGCGTCCGCTCCATTCCCCGGTAGCTCAAGTGGTAGAGCAACGGATTGTTAATCCGTGGGTTCCTGGTTCGAGTCCAGGTTGGGGAGCGAGGGGGCGGACCCCTCGTCGCCGGACTATAAACGGCAGGCTTTTCGCACCTGAGCCAACGCGGAGCGCAAGGCCCCAGTGATCCCCAGCACTGGGGCCTTCGCTTTGTCTTTTGGTCTCGTGACAGATATTGTCACAGCATGACCAATCTTGACGGCAACCTCGACATGCTCACGAGGACTGTCCTCGATGAGCGTCTCGACGGCTACACGTTCGAGGAGATTGCCGAGCGCAACGACATGGACGTGCTCGATGTCGTGCGCTGCTGGAAGTCCTACGTGGACTCCCGTCAGATCATGTCCCGCGAGGACCAGTGGCTCCTGCACCTCATGCGTCTGGAGCGTCTCCTCGTGAAGGCGAACCGGATGCTGGAGCGCAGCACGGACCTGAAGGACTTCGAGGCGATGATCGGGATTCTGGACCGCATCGAGCAGCTCCAGAACCTCAACCTCTCGCGCATCGACAAGGCCAAGAGTGATCTCCAAGCGCTCACCGAGGCACAGGCCGACCTGATCGTGTCCGTCCTCTTCGCCGGCTTCAAGGCCATCCAGGCAGAGATCGAGTCCGCCTTCGAGAAGGGCCGGACCATCAAGGCCATCCGCGCCGAGGTCACCGACGTGTTCGACAACAAGGCCCTGCCTGCGGCGCAGACGGCGCTGCTGGTCGCATCCGAGGCACAGGAGAAGGAGCAGCAGTAATGGACACCATCGCCCGCAGCAACATCGTCAAAGCCTGCAACCTGCTCGGGTTCGAGCCCAGAGACGTGATGCGCCTTGAGATCGAGCCGCATGAAGTCCGCGCGACCATCGTGGAGCGCAACGAGCACGGAACGAAGATCCTGCGCCGCGAGAACGGCGAGATCGTCGGCTACCAGACCCGCGTGGAGGTGTGCAATGTCCGCAACGACTGAGACGCACCCGCTGGACAACCCGGATGTCTCCGCGCTGCTGGACATCCTCTTCGCTGACCGCGAGCCCGGAGCCGAGCCCGACTGGGCCGCGATCAAGACGAAGATCTTCCTCGCCCAAGGCCCGCTGCAGATCCTCGCGCTGGATCTCCTGCGTGCCCTCTGGCTCGTCTACGAGGACGAGGCCGCTGCGATGACCGCGCTGTGGGTGAGGGTCGTCCGCGAGCCATGAGCATTCCCGCCGCGATGCGGCTTGCCGCACAGCGGATCGAATACCAGAAGCAGATGGAGTGCTGGAAGTACGACATCCGCCTCTGGGCCAAGGAGCGCCTTGGCATCCACCTGTACTCCAAGCAGGTAGAGATCGCGGAGGCGATCATCCGCGAGAAGAAGGTCGCGGTCAAGTCCTGCCACGGCTCGGGCAAGAGCTACTTCGCCTCGCTGCTGGTCGCGTGGTGGGTCGAGACCCGGTACGGCTCCGAGTCCGTCGTCGTCTCCACCGCCCCGACCGGCGAGCAGGTCTCCAAGATCCTCTGGCGCTACATCCGCCAGCACCACTCTAAGCACAGCCTCGTCGGGCGCACGACCCTGGACAACGAGTGGAAGTCCACCACGGGCGAAGAACTCGCCTGGGGCCGCAAGCCCGCCGACACCAACCTCTCCGGCTTCCAAGGCATCCACTCCTCGGGCGGTGTGCTCGCGGTGCTCGATGAGGCCTGCGGGCTCGCGGAGTCGATCTGGACAGGTGTCGAGGCGATCACCACGGGTCCGCTCGACACCATCCTCGCCATCGGGAACCCTGACGACCCAGCCACCGAGTTCGGGCGCATCTTCCGCGAGGACGACCCGTCGTGGTACAAGATCACGATTTCCGCCTTCGACACCCCGGCCTTCACTGGCGAGTGGGTCCCGCCGCAGATGCTCAACGGCCTCATCTCGAAGCCGTGGGTGGAGGACAAGAAGGTCTCGTGGGGCGCGGACTCGGCCCGCTACCAGTCCAAGGTGCTCGGGGAGTTCCCCTCGCAGGGCATCAACACGCTCTTCGACCAGATCACCCTCGCCAAGGGCATCGAGACCGAGATCACCCCGCACCGGGACGAGAAGCCCCGCCTCGGTGTGGACGTGGCGCGCTTCGGTGACGACTACACCACCGTGTACTCCTACCACTCCGGCCAGCTCCGGCTGGTGGACAAGTGGTCGAAGAAGGACACGGTGGAGACCTCGATTCGGGTCAACTCCATCGCGCGCCGCCTCGGGGTCTCCGAGATCCGCATTGACGCTGTGGGCGTCGGCGCTGGCGTGTACGACCAGCTTGAGCATCTCAAGTGGGACGATCCCGCGACCGGGCGCATGGCCTACCGCGTGGTGGGCATGATCGGCAACGCCCAGTCCCCGGACCTGCACAAGTGGGTCAACGCCCGCGCGTGGTGGTACGACACCTTCCGCGAGAAGATGTCCCGCCGCACCATCGACATCGAGTTCGAGGACAAGCACCTCAAGGAAGAACTCGAAGGCATCCAGTACAAGTTCGGCAAGTCCTTCGGCGCTATCCAGATCGAGTCCAAGGACGACATGAAGGCCCGTGGCGTCAAGAGCCCGGACTTCGCGGACGCCGCGATGTACGCGGTGGCGGACCTGCCCGTGGACCCCGAGGACCCCATGTCGGGGATCAAGCCCGGAGACGAGATCAACGTCGGGATGGAAGACCTGCTCTTCGAGCACGAAATGGAAATCGCGCCCTACTAATCTTGTGTGACAGCTTGTTTGCTAGACTTGACACAAACTGTCAAACAAAGTGAGGGGTCAGCCCGTGGCGCTGCGGAAGGCGAAGGTCCTTGAGGCCAAGCTTGAGGAAAGCACTGCCCAGCTCGCGGAGCTGAGGAGCGAGAACGGCGCGCTGGCTGCGGGCTACGAGGTCATCCAAGAGTCCCTCGCGGACCTCCAGCTCAAGCTGGACGACATCGGCTGGAAGCCGCTGGGCTCCGAGGTGGACATGGAGCAGATGCCCCGCGCCACCATCTACTCGGTCGCTCAGGTCACCCGAGCCCTCGCGGTCATCAACCCGCTCATCATGCGCGCCATCGCCGTCCGCACCGCGTACATCTGGGGCAACGGGGTCGAGTTCGAGGGCAAGGACTCCGAGGACGACTTCTTCAAGAAGGCCACCGTCAAGAAGTGGCTGACCACGGACAAGGCGTGGCAGGAGATGGAGAAGGCCGCTGACACGGACGGGAACTTCTTCGTCCTCTGCACCAAGAGCCGCAAGCGCGGGCGTCCGCGCGCGGGCGTGAGCCCCGGCCAGCAGAAGCTCGACATCCAGCGCGTCCCGTTCCAGCAGATCACCGGCTACGTCACCAACCCGGACAACCACGAGGACGTGTGGTTCTACCGGCGCGAGTGGACGACGGTGACCTCGGACGGCGACGGGATCGTGAACGAGAAGACGAACGTCGTCTACTACCCCGCCATCGACTACGACCAGGACAACGGCACCCCCGCCAAGTTCGGGGACTACCGGGTCGAGTGGTCCTCGGCCATCGCCCACTACGCCCCTAACAAGCAGGTCGGCTGGGTCTGGGGTGTGCCCCTGATCTGGGGCGGCATGTTCTGGTCCAAGGCCCACAAGGAGTTCCTGGAGATCCAGCTCCAGCTCACCAAGGCCTACGCCCGCTTCGCGTTCAAGGCCACGACGCAGAACTCGGCGCAGACCAAGGCCGTCGCCACCAAGATCGGCGGCACACCGGGCACGGACGCGATGAGCGGCCAGCCGCAGGCCTACGGCGGCACCTTCGCCGGCAACGTCCAGCTCCAGTCCATCGGCAAGCCCGGTGGGGCGGTCGATTTCAACGCAGGCCGTGTGCTCGCCTCCTATGTCGCCGCCGCGATGAACGTGCCGATGTCGGACCTGCTCGCGGACGCCGGGGATGCGAACCGGGCCGCGACGGAGACCGTCTCGGGCTCGAACGAGAAGGTGCTGCGCGCCGAGCAGAACAACTACAAGGTCTTCTTCGAGTCCATCTTCGAGTGGCTCGGGCTCGACGTTGAGGTCAAGTTCCCGGCGATGACCGAGGACCTGCTCCACTTCCGCATCCAGGCCATCCAGCAGGCGGCGGAACTGCACATGTTCACCGACCAGGAGATACGCGAGCTTCTGCTCGACGCCTTCGACGTGGACTGGTCGAAGGACGTGCCGACCGAGGACGACATGCAGATGCAGCTCCTCGAACTGAACCGGCAGGCAGAGCAGGCCAAGCAGCAGGCGGACGCGGCGGCGGCTCAGGCCGACGCGCAGATGAAGCTCAAGGCGCAGCAGGGCGGCGCTCAGCCTGCCAAGCCTGCGGCCAAGGCGGCGGGCAAGGCGAAGAAGCCCGCCACGAGCGCCCCCAGTTACGGCAACAACAGCAACCGCGATGCGGTGGGCCAGCACAAGTACACCCACGGCAAGAACGGCTGACCTCTTCTTGTCTTTTCTCCATTTAGTCAAGAATGTGACAAGGTTGGTAAACTACAATCATGCCTAAGAACCTGCTCGAATCCGCCCCACTCTCGGGTGACCTCACCGGCAAGGTGTGGCGCATCCGCATCATCGAGGGCGACCGTCAGGGCTCCAGCGCGTACTACCCCAAGGAGGCGCTGCGCGAGGGCGCGCCGCTCTTCAAGAAGGGCACGCGCATGTTCCGCAACCACCCGAGCGAGTCGGACCAGTGGAACCAGCCCGAGCGCAAGGTCGAGGACATCGTGGGCTGGTTCACCGAGGACGCGACCTACGACGGCAAGGACCTCTACACGAGCGCCCAGTTCCTCGAATCCGAGCAGGAGCGCATCAAGGAACTCGCGGAGGCCGGAGTCATCGCCGTCTCCATCCGCGCAGCCGGTGAGCTGACCGAGGGAGCGAACGGCCCCGAGCTTGCCCGCTTCACCCACGTCTACTCCGTCGATGTCGTCACGCAGGCCGGTGCCGGTGGCGCATTCACCGAAGTCCTGGAGTCCGACCGGAACTCCGAACAGCCTGCGGAGCCAGAGGGCCTCGCAGAATCCCAGCAGGAAGAGGAAGAAATGGATCTGCCCAAGGAGTTCCTTGAGGCCCTCGATGGCCTGAGCAACAGCATGAACGCTCTCATCGAGCGTCTCGACAAGAAGGACGAGGCCCCGGCTCCCGTGGTCGAGTCTGGCAAGGACGAGAACAAGCTCTCGCTTGCGGACCTCGACGCCAAGCTCAACGAGGCCGAGCTGTCCGCCAGCGGGCGCAAGGCCGTCATCGAGGCAGTCGAGGCGGGCAAGGACGTGCAGGAGGCCATCGACGCCGAGAAGGCGCGCGAGGACGAGATCCGCGAGTCGCTCAAGGGCGACTTCCAGGCCAACGTCGTCACCGAGTCCGGCAAGGACGAGGGCTTCAAGTTCGGCTCGATCTTCGGCTGAGCAGAGCTTTACTAAGCTTGTCAAGTCTCTTGCTATTCTTGTAATAGCGAAGAAAGGACTGCCAAATGGCAAAGAACCAGATTTTCCGTGAGGGGACTTCACTCTCCCTCCCGGTCCCCACTGGCACTCAGGCTGGCTCTGCCGTCCGCGTTGGCTCGATCAACGCCGTGACGGTCACTGCCGAAGCCAGTGTCGTCAACACCATCCAGCTTGGCCTCGGCGCGTCCCTCTCCTTCGGGGAGAACTCGGGCAACAAGCCGGGTTACGCCTCCTGCTCGCTTGAGGGCGCGTACTCGCTCCCGGTCGTCGCCACGGATGCTGTCGCCGTTGGCGACACCATCTACATCGAGCCGGACAACACGCTCACCGACATCTCCAACGCTGGGGCCAACAAGGTCTTCGGTGTGGCCCTTGTGCCCATCGCTGCGGCTGGCACCGTCTCCATCCCCGTGCTGCTCGTTCAGCCTGGCGCATAAGGAAGGACCACCTAATCATGGTCACCAAGAACCTCGAAGAGGCCGGCAAGATCTTCAAGGAAGCCGTCCGTGGCGACCTTGCTGCACGAGGCCGCGTCAAGGCCCTCGTGGACGGCTCGGCGTACATCTCCGAGTCCATCTCCACCTCAGACATCGCCAAGGCCTTCGCCATCGGCATCAAGCAGACCGTCGAGGAGCAGTACAACGAGCTGCCCAAGACGTGGCGCGACATCGCGCAGCCCTACGAGATGCCCGACTTCCGCCCCGACTTCCTGCGCGAACTCTGGTTCGACCAGGACGTTGACCTCGCGGAGAACGGCGGCGAGACGACTGACCCGTGGTCGCTCCCGAACGTCCCCGAGGGTACCGAGTACCCGACGTTCTACTTCTCGACCTCGGGCAAGGCCCTCCAGCTCGCGAAGAAGGGTGCGCGCCTACCCTTCACGTGGGAAATGGTCATCAACGACCAGTGGAACCTCATCCAGTCGATCCCCAGCCAGATGCTCACCTACGCGGCCAACACCGAGGACGCCTCGGTCTACAAGCTGCTCGCGTCCTCGACCGGCCCGAACTCGACCACGTTCAGCGCTGCCAACGGCAACCTGAACAACGACCTGTTCAACGCCGACTACGCGCTCTCCCTCGACGCGGTGCTCCTCGCCAAGAAGGCGATCCGCCACCGCAAGATCAACGGGCGCTGGGTCACGGTGAACAAGTTCCGCCTCGTGGTCCCGACCACGCTGCGCGAGCAGGCCGAGGTCATCCTCAACACCACCGAGGTCGAGGCCCGCAACGCGGACCAGACCCGCATCATCCAGTCCAAGGTCCCGCTCTCGGACGTTGCGCTGACGGTCTCGGACACGATCCAGCGCCTCGACAAGACGGCGAACGCCGAGACGACCTGGTACCTCGTGCCGGATGGCGGCTCGGACGGGACCCGCAAGTCCCTCGTGAACTGCTTCCTCACGAACCACACCACGCCGGAACTCCGCGTGTCTGCTGACGGCGGTCAGTACATCGGCGGTGGCGAGGTCGGCGCTCTGGAGGGCGGTCTGCTCGATGACAAGATCGAGTACCGCGTCCGCCACGTCGTCTCGGGCGGTCTCGTGAACGGCAACGCGCTCCTTGCCTCCAAGGGCACGGCTGGCGCTGCTCCTTCGCAGATCACCGCGTAGTCTGCTCCACCGAAGGCCCCGAGGCTGGCTTCAAGCCCCTCGGGGCCTTCGCCATTTGGTCAGTTTGTAAAGCCTGTGACAATTCCCGTAAACTGAGAACGCACAACCTAGGTAGCTCCCCTTGGTGGTTGCGGTTGCACAGGGGCTTCTGAACGCCCCGATAGATGCGGCTGTGCCTGTGGCCCGCTCCCCCACAGGTACAGCCGCTTTCGTCTATCAGGAGGCTCGACATGCCGGACATCTTCCCACCGGACTACAGCACCGACCTCGGCAAGCTGCGCGCCCTGGTGAACGACACGAACCTGTACGCCGACCCGAGTGTGCCCGGATCGGAGCCCGCGTACATGTTCTCCGACGACGAGCTTGGGGTGTACCTCGGACTCCACGAGAACCTCTGGCTCGCTGCCGGGTTCGTCGTCTACACCATCGCCTCCAACGAGGCGCTCGTGGCGAAGAAGATCAAGACCGAGGACCTCCAGACGGACGGCGCGGCGGTGGCGAACGCGCTCTACCAACACGCGAACATCCTCCGCAGCGAGGGCCTGCGCCGGCTCGAACTCGCCAACGACCTCGCAGACGGCATCGCGGTCATCGACTACCAAGATCCGGTCACCCCCGAGGACCGCTTCGACTGGGTGGCGCTGGGTCCGGGCATGGGCCAGCTCCCCGGCACCATGTTCTGGGGGGTCTGACAGGTGCGGCGGCTGGGCGTATTCCACCCGAAGCTCTACTCGGCGCTGGCTCCAGTTGCGGAGGGCGCGATGGACGCGACGGTGCTCATCTACAGGAACACGGACGCTGGCAGCTTCGACTTCCTCGGCACGGGCCAGCAGACCGGGGCCACGAAGGTGATGTGGACCGCCGAGCCGATCCCGGCGCGCATCGCCAAGATCCTGCGGCCCAAGCAGGGCGTGGGCTCGCACGACACCTACGAGAACCAGAGCATCCGCGTGCAGGTCTCGCTCCAGACCCAGCCCCCGGCTGGGGAGGAGTGGCAGGCAGGCCTCGCCGTGGAGGTCGCCTCCTGCGGGGAGGACACGGCGATGATCGGGCGCGTGTGGTTCGTCAAGGAGTGGGAGTCCTCCTCGAACCCGATTGTCCGCACGCTGCTGTGCAACTCGAACGCAAAGCAGGGCTGAGCATGCCTGTCGTCGGATTCCGCGAGGCGATGAACGCGCTCAAGGCCAACTGCGATGCCATCGACGCCGACCACGAGGCGCGCGTGGACGAGATCGTGCTCGACGCCGCGATCCGTGGCGAGGAGACGATCCGCCGGACCATCGACACCACGCCCTCCGGCCTCTCCCCCGGCAAGGACAACCGCAACTGGACCTTCCAGATGCGCAACGCCGTGGACTCGAAGGTCACCAAGCGGGGCCGCATCCGCAAGATCCAGGCGGGCTGGCTGGGCCTGAAGGAGAAGTACTTCCTCTTCCAGGAGGACGGTCAGGACCCCGATGGGAAGCGCCCGCCCATCCCGCCGATGCACGCGCTGGTGAACGCCAACAACGAGATCCGCCGCTATCTGGACGAGCAGTTCCGACTGATCGAGAAGAGGAAGACCTGACATGGCCGCAGACTGGTTCTCCGCGCAGGAGGACATCATCAACCGGCTCAAGACCGCGACCGAGCTTCAGTACGTCAAGGTCTATGACGCTGCGGTGCCCGACCCCACAGCGCTGCCGCTGCTGGCCTCCGGCGTGGTCGCGCCATACGTGGCCGTGAACTTCGCCGGCACACAGGACCGCAAGGCCGAAGGGTCCTCGGGCATCCTCGGCTCGGCCTACGACTCCTCGACCGGACAGTTCCAGACGTTCTCGGTTGCCGGTGTGCCCCGAGATGCCCGCAGGCTCAACCAGATCATCTGCGACCTGCTCATCGGTTACGAGCCGGTGGGGTGCGGGGAGATCTCCCCGGCCTTCTTCGCAGGCGTCATGGAGATCTCCTCGCAGACCGCGCCGACGCGCTTCTCGGCGGGTCAGGCGTTTGACCTCCTTGTCAACTCAACAAACCAGTAAACCAAGTTACAATAGTTGTAAACGACCTTTAGGAGTTAGGCATGGCGCACGACGACATCCTCACGGTCAGGCACACGGTCACGGGTCTTGTCGAGAGCCTCCCACGTGTGGTCGTGGAGCAGGTGTACCCGCACCTGTACCGCGAGGTGACCGGGCTTGAGCTGGTAGAGGCTCAGCGCGAGGCCGAGTTCGAGATGTACGGCGAGTACAAGACACCGCTTCCGGCTCAGGCCGAGAGCACCCCGGCCACTGAGGAGGAGGCTGACTAATGCCCAAGATGATGAGCCCCAAGACCACGATTTGGTGGGTCACCGGCCTGACCGGCTCGCGCACCGTCACTGACGGTGCCACGACCACCGGCTCGCCCAACGTCACGTCCGCGACTGCGGCCTTCACTTCCAACGATGTCGGCGCGGGGATCTCCGGCGCGGGCATCCCGGCGAACGCGAAGATCGTCACTGTGACCAGCGCCACGGCGGTCGTGATCTCGGTCAACGCCACGGCCACCGCGAGCAACGTGTCCGTCACGATCAACAACAGCTTCGACCCGGCCAACCCCTCGGTGGCGAAGCTGACCAGCTCCGCGAACATCTCCCAGGCCATCGTCTCGGGCTACAAGCTCGGCCCGACTGACTCGGACACGGACAGCACGACCGCGATCACCGACGCGGCCAACGTCAAGAACCGCACCCTCTCCAACTACGAGGGCCAGCTCACGATGTTCCGCGAGGGCGATGCGGTGGACACCACCTCGGCGTTCTACCGCGCGTTCCAGTTCTTCAAGTCCGGCCTCGCCACGACCGGCTCCACCGAGTTCGGCTACCTCGTGCGCCGCGTCGGCTACACGAACACGACTGCTGCGGCAATCGGGCAGGAAGTGGAGAGCTTCTACTTCACGTTCTCGGACCCGCAGGACGTTGACGGCGACAAGGGCACGCCCATCCAGTTCACGGTCAAGTTCCACCAGCAGGGCAGCATGGCCCTCGCCAAGGCCCTCGTAGCGTAAGGAGTCTGACTAAATGTCCAAGAAGATGATGAGCCCGAACACCACCATCTGGTGGGTTCCGCTCGCGGGCCTCACGACCCCGAGCGTCCCGAAGGCGACCGAGATCACGGCTGGCACCAACATCTCCGGTGCCATCGAGACGGGCTACAAGCTCAACGCCACGGACGCGGACACCGACAAGTCCGCCACGATCATCGATGAGTCGAACGTCGAGACGCCGACCATCGGCAACTACGAGGCCGACCTGACGTTCTTCCGCGACGACATCGGCACCGGCACGAACGCCGCGCCGAGCCCTGCGACGATCTTCACGACCGCGTTCAACCTGTTCAAGGGCGGGCCGGTGCAGGGCTGGCTGGTCAAGCGCCTGGGCTCGAAGTCCACGGTCGCCGCTGCGGCCTCGCAGCAGGTCAGCGTGTTCAAGGTCGAGGCGGACTACTACCGCACGCTCGACGGCGACAAGGGAACCCCGGTCCGCTTCCAGGTCCCCTTCCTCCCGCTGGGCGAGTACTACCTCAACGTCACCACGCAGGCGTAAAGCCATGTGACAAGTTTGGTAAACTGTGGTCCTGTAGATGGTTTCTACAGGACCACAGTTGTCTAAGGAGCAAAGAATGTCGGAAGCTGCAATCGAGACCGCCCAAGCCCTGATGAAGGAGCCGGGGAAGTTCTCCGTCCGCGACCACCTCAACGGCTCGTCCCACGTCACCGAATCGGTCGCCGTCTTCATCGACGGTCAGGCCGGCTGGGACATCGAGCGGCTCGACGGCGAGCTTGCCAAGGCCGAGGCGCGGCTGCGGAGCGAGGAGTACAACGACGGCGGGCTCGTGGAGAGCGACGGCTACGCGGACGCCAAGGCAGAGGTCGATGCCCTGAACGCCGAGCTTCGGGCCGCGCTCAAGAAGGCCTACGCCACCCGCCTGACCTTCTTCGTCCGTGGTGTGCCCTACAAGCAGCTCGAACTGATCTTCAAGAAGGCGCGCAAGGCCATCAAGCCCCCGGCCCGGAAGAACTTCGCGCAGGACGCGGACGGCGAGGAGGAGTACGAGCTTGAGGTGCTGGAGCGCAACATCGAGCGCAACGACCTCATCAACTACCTCACCATCGCCGCCGCCATCGTCAAGGTCGTGGACGCCGAGGGCAACGAGGACACCTCGACCTGGGACGCGGACGCGGTGGAGAACCTCCGCACGAACCTCTACGGCACGGAGTACACGAAGATCAAGAACCTCGTGGACACGGTGACGATGGCGCAGGGCATCTTCACCAGCGCCGCCGAGCGGGACGCGGATTTTTTGTCGAAGCGCTGAATGCGCCGCTGAACCACGGCTGCATTCGGCAGATCAAGACGGCGAAGGAGTGGGGCTGGTCCCCCTCCGCGCCGCTGCGCGGTGCCAAGGACCCCCACGAGGCGCACCCCATCGACTACGCCCTCGCTGAGGCCGTGAAGATGGACGAGGACGAGCGCTGCCCGAAGTGCGGTGTGCCCGCGTGGTGGGCCTACTCCACCAATCCCGAGATCGAGTTCGAGCTGGACGAGCACCACTGCCACTCCTGCGCCTTCAAGGCGGACGAGGAGGGCAAGCTCAAGGACGAACCCGGCGTCACCCGCATCGTTCGCGCTGTCCACATCGACGGCCACGGCGAGGCGCTCCCAGACCGGGCCGACTTCTACAAGCGGCTCGCCAAGGAACAGGAACTGAAGATGCGTCGCTTGGAAAATCGACAAGCATGAAAACCACATAACAAGGTTTGTCATTTTCGGTAGAATGGGGACCAGCAGACAAACACCCGGAAGGCGGTCTCCTTGGCTGGCGAGTACAGGACCGAAGTAGAGGTCACCACCTCCCAGGCGGTACAGAACCTCCGTGCGCTCAAGACGGAGGTCAACCAGACCACCTCTGCCTTCTCGGCACTGAACAAGCTCACCAGCGAGGGCCAGAAGGACCTGTCCTCGATGGTGTCCTCGGTCACCGCCCTCATGGCCGAGCAGCGCCGCGCCGCTGCCGTGGAGAAGGATCTCGCCAACGCGAAGATCGCCTCGGCCAAGGCCACGGCTGTCCAGCAGGTGGCCGAGGACAAGCACGCCGAGTCCGTCGCCCGCCAGACGGTCAACAACTCCCGCGCGAAGGCCGCTGAGGCACAGGCCGTCCAGCGGACCAACGCCGCGCAGAACGACACCATCCGCACCGTAACTCAGGTGGCGAACGCGAACGAGCGCGCGGCACAGGCAGCCGAGCAGCACAGCGCCCGGATGAACTCCTTCGCCAACGCCAACCGGCGCGCGGCGCAGTCCTCGCTCGAACTCACGGACAACCTCTCCAACACCCGCTACCTGCTCTACGACGTTGGCGCGACGTACCGCACGATGTCGCTCGGCCTGGAGGCCATCCCGGTCGCGGTCGCTGCGGTCTCCTCCTCGTACCAGTCCGACTTCGCGCAGGTCGTCCGCGTCACGCACGAGTCCACCGATGCCAACAACGAACTACGCGCCTCGCTCAAGGACATCGCCACTGACATCCCGGTTGCCTTCGGTGATCTGACCCGGATCACCCAGCTCGGCGCGCAGATGGGCATTCCCGCCGACCAGCTCGCCAAGTTCACCGACACCACGGCCAAGTTCGTCGCGGTGACCGGCGTGGCGGCAGACACCGCCTCCTCGCTGTTCGGCCGGCTCGACAACGCCTACAACCAGAACAACCAGATCCCCGACTTCTTCAACAAGGTCGGCTCCTCCATCGCCAAGGTCGGCGCGGAGACCGTCGCGACCGACCCCGAGATCGCCTCGATGCTGAACCAGATCGGCTCGCTCGGCGCGTCCGCAGGCTTCACCGCAGACCAGACCATCGGCCTCGCTGCGGCGCTCTCCTCCGTCCGCATCCAGCCCGAACTCGCCCGAGGCACCCTCACCCGCCTCTTCGCCAACCTCGACCGCGACGTGTCCGAGGGCGGGAAGACGATGGAGGCCTACGGGCGGGTCCTGCACACGACCGGCCAAGAGGCCGCTGCGATGTGGAAGCAGAACCCCTCGGAGTTCTTCACCAAGCTCATCGCGGGCCTGAACGCCACCTACAAGTCCAACGGCGACCTCACGGGTGTGCTCGACTCCCTGAACATCAAGGCCACCCGCGACGTGTCCGCGCTGACCAAGCTCGCGGTCGGCTACGACGTGCTCAAGACCTCGATGGACTCGGCGCAGCAGGGCTTCGCTGACGGGACCACGCTCGATGAGCAGTCCAAGCCGATCTTCGAGACCCTCGCCGCCAAGCTGCAACTGTTCGCGAACGCCTGGTCGAACCTCGCTGACACGCTCGGCAAGGGTGGGCTCGCCCCGCTCGCCGGGGTCATCGTGGGCATCACGTCGCTGGTGAACGGCCTCGACCACTTCATCCAGCAGGCACCCGGCCTCGGCGTGGTCATCAACCTGCTCCTGGGGCTCGCCGCCGTCGCTGGCATCTTCATGGGCATCAAGGCCGCGCAGGCGTTCGTCCTCGCCGGCCTCGTCTCCTTCCAGCAGACGATGGGCTCCGCTGCCGCGCGCACGCTGAACACCACCGGCCTGCTGCGCCAGTTCGCCGTCGTCATGCTCATGTCCAAGGGCGCGACCGAGGCGCAGGCTCAGGCCCTCGTCCGCACTGCGGGCGGGATGCAGGCGCTCGGGACCGCCGCTGCGACCTCGCGCGAGCGGCTCTCCTCGATGCAGACGGTCAGCAGCAACCTCGACAACTCGATGCAGTCCGCAGGCACCACGGCCTCAGGCTTCGGCGGCAAGCTCCGAGGCATCCTCGGTGTGCTCGGAGGTCTGGTAGGCGGCTTCGGCAACCTCGCGTTGATCGTCGGCACGGCCCTCGTGGGCTCCTTCATCGCGGCCCAGAACGCGGGCGACGATCTCGCCAAGACGCTCGGTGAGGCGCTCGGCGGCTCTGCCGAGGATGCCATGAAGGCCGCTGCCGATGCGATCAACAAGTTCAAGGTCTCCAACGACCCCACGGGCGGCATCGGGTTCGACCCGGGCTCCTACGACAAGAGCCTCGCGGACATCGCCTCGCGCGCGGGCGTGAGCATCGACAAGCTCATCGCGGCCCTCTCCAAGGGCAAGAACGGCATCTCGGCGTTCAAGCAGTACATGGATCAGGTCGCCAAGGCCAACGGCTTCAGCGGCATCGGGGACTTCGGCATCACCAACGCGCTCCCCGGCACCAAGGGCGCTGACCTGTACTTCATCTCGCAGGCGATGGAGCGCCTCTTCGACAAGTCCACCTCCACGGCGTCCTCCACCGACAAGGTGAACGCCGCGCTGAAGGAACTCGGCATCCAGGCACCGGCAACGGGCTCTGCCGTCGAGGGAACCGGGGAGGACATCGATGACCTCGACAAGAAGCTCAAGGACCTCAACGACACCATCTTCGGCACCATCAACGCCGAGGCCGCTGTAGGCGACTCGCTGGCGAACCTCGGCGGCTCGCTCCAGAAGAGCGGGCGCTTCGATGACAGCGATGTCGGGCGCGAGAACCTCCAGAACTTCGAGAAGACTCTTGCCGACGCGCAGAAGTACTACGCCCAGTACATGCACGACTCGGGCGATGCCACGGCGGCTGCTCAGGGCTACGCGCAGTTCGTCCAGAGCCTCATCTCACAGATCAAGGCTCAGGGCGGCGACCTCGGCTCGGTCGAGGACCTCGCGAACCAGACCGTGACCGCGTTCAAGTCCACCATCGGGGCGAACGCGACCGGAGCCAACGCCGCCGTCATGCAGGTCACCGCAGACGGAACCCCGGCAGTACAGAACGCGCTCAGCGCGGGCACAGCCGTCTCCGAGGTCGTGGCGCGCACCAACGCCCAGTTCACGGTCACCGCCGATGGCAGCAGCGCCGTGTACTCGGTCCAGAACCTCGCGCAGGATCTCGCCACGCTCACGGGCATGCCGTTCCAGGTGGTCCTGAGCGCGCTGACCGACCCGGCGAACGAGAACGCCGCGCGGATGCAGCAGTACATCACGCAGATCGTCAACGGCACGTACCAGACCACGATCAACGCGGACACCACCGCTGCCATCGCCAACGTCCAGAACTTCGCCGCCTACGCGCAGGCCCAGCTCGCGCAGGTCCAGTCGTGGTTCACCTCCTCGGACGGCAAGCGTGAGGGCTCCCTCCAGCCGCTCGGCTACTCGCCCAACTGGACTGTCGGCGGCAAGCCGATGACCCCGCCCGCGCAGGTCGCCGCCGCTCCTCCCAAGGCTGCTCCGCTCCCCACGCCTGCGGCGCTGCCCCCGATGCCCGGAGGCAACCAGCTCGCGGACGGGTTCAAGAAGGCTGCCGACGCGGCGGACAAGGCCGGCGAGAAGGGCAAGAAGGCAGGCAAGGACACCGCAGACGGGTGGAAGGACGCGGCCAACGGCATCGATCAGGCCACCGCCGCTGCCAACGACTACGCGAACCGCGTCAAGGAGGGCCTGACCTCTGCCTACGACAAGCAGTACGGCCTCAACGCCGCCACGGACGAGTACTACAAGCAGCTCAACTCGATCAAGAAGGCGCGCGAGGACGAGCTGGCGCAGGTCGATGACCTCAAGACCAAGCTGGAGTCCCTGAAGGACGACCGATCGAAGGACCTGATCGACGCCAACAAGGCCCAGATCGAGGCGAGCATCTCCAAGAAGTACGGCGAGACCGACCGCCAGCTCGACTACGAGTCGCAGGCCAAGACCGCGCTCGACAACGCCGCCGCCAAGCAGAAGGACATCGACGCCACACAGAAGCAGCTCGACACGGTGCAGGCAGGCATCGGTGAGTTCAACGGCTACACCGACGCGGCCATTGCCAACCGCGAGGCGCTGCGGACCCTTGAGCAGAAGATGAACGACATGGTGGTGGCCTACGCCGCCACGGGCGCGTCCACCGAGCAGGTGCGCGCCTACGCCGCCAAGCTCGGCGCGCAGTTCGTCCAGCAGGCCGGGGACGCGACGGGCAACCGTGGCGCGGTCAACGCCCTGACCGGCGACCTCGGACGGTACACGGACACCATCAACCGGATTCCGTACTACAAGCCCACGACGGTCACCGCCGATGTCGGCACCCCGAACTCCGGCGCGCTGGGCGCGGTGAACGCCTTCGGCTCCGCGCTGGACTGGGCCACGCGCGACCGCAACCCCAAAATCTGGATCACCGGCACGGTCTACGAGACGCCGCGCCGCACCAGCGACAACCAGATCATCTACGGCGTCACCGACCCGAACACTGGCCGTCCCACAGGCACCTACCTGTTCAACAAGGGCGGTCAGGTTCCCGGCTTCGCTGACGGCGGCATGATCCCCGGCCAGTCCCCCTCCGACCCGAGCATCGACAACCTCATGGCCTCGGTGGACGGCAAGGGCATGGTCCGGGTCCGCTCGGGCGAGTTCATCATGCAGCAGCCCGCCGTGGACTACTGGGGCGTGGAGTTCATGAACGCCATCAACGCCATGAAGATGCCGCAGTTCAATGCGGGCGGTCCCATCGGGCGCGTGTCGTCGGGCGGCGGCGACGGTTTCCAGGTGGTCGCGCTCGACGCCTCCACGCTCGCCGTCCTGACCAAGCTCCTCGACCGCCCGGTTGAGCTGTGGACGCAGGACGAGATCATTGCCCGCTCGAACCAGCGCGGCCAGACCAAGCTTGCCTCGAAGGGAGTCAGATTCTCATGAGTTCGACCATCAAGTTCGGTGTGCCCGGAAAGGTCGTGGACATCCCCGCACCGCAGGTGGGGATGAAGTTCACCAACGGGCGCGACATCGAGGAGACGAAGCTCGCCTCCGGTGGTCGCTCCGTCTACGCCGCGCCGACGACGTACAAGTCCTTCAGCGCGAACTGGACCTCCTACGACTACAAGCTCCGCGCGCTCGTGGACATGTACCGGGGCGCGTGGGGCACACAGGCGTTCTGGATCGAGGACAAGACCGCCGACCCCGTGAACGTCCTGCCCGCCCGCTGGGGCTCCCCGCACCAGCTCGCCTCCGTCGCCAACGGCTGGTGCCTGCCGCAGGTCGCCCTCGGCACTGGCGGACCCCACACGCGGCAGATCACCTTCACGCAGGGGCCGGTCGGCACCAACACCAAGACCTCGCGCGTCCTCCGCACCCGTGTGCTCCGACTCCCCGGCTACGGCTACTACTTCTCCTCGGACATCGACTCCACGGGCGGGGCCGGGATCATCGTGCGCGGGTTCGACTCGACCACGAACACCTGGACGGACATCGCCACCTACACCACGGGACAGACGAACACGCTGGTCATCCCGGCGTCGAACACCGCGTACACGTTCGTGGAGATCGACCTCTACATGCCGCAGTACTCCACGCTCACGCTGCGCGCCCTTGTGCTCGGCTACAGCCCGCGCTGGAACGTCACCCGGCAGAACCTCGCCACCAACCCGAGCTTCGAGACCGCGAACGGCACGGTCACGGTTCGCACCAACTACGCGCAGAACCCGAACTTCGAGGGCACCTCGGGGACGGTCAACGTCCGCTCAAACCTCTGCGCCAATCCGAACTTTGAAACGAACACGAGCAGTTGGGCAGCGCTGAGCGGGGCGACCATCACTCGTGACACGACCGTGTTCAAGTCAGGTTCGGCCTCAATGAAGGTCGTGTGCGGCACTGCCGCTGCGGGCGCTGGCGAGGTCTCCTACACCGTTTCAGGGCTGGCGATTGGGACGGTTTACACCGTGCAAGCAGCCATCCGCATCCCCTCGGGCCAGGCAGACAGCCCAACTGTCGCGGTCTCGTGCCAGACGGTCGGCTACGGGAACACTGTGTCGATCTACGACACCTGGGTTGTCAGCTCCTACACCTTCACGGCAACAGCAACATCTCACAGCATCAACATCGGTGCGCCTTCAGGGAAGGATGACGCGGCAGGCGACATCTTCTACGTCGATGAAGTCGCCTTCGAGGCAATCGGGTATCTGGCACCGTACTTCGACGGCTCCACAGCAGCTTCGGGCGACTTCACCTATGCCTGGAGCGGGACGGCGAATGCCTCGATCAGCAATCAGCAGGCTCCGGGCATCACTTGGTGGGCTCCACGCTGGTTCGGCAACGCGGGCGGTACAGGCTTCACCTACCAGACCAAGAGTGGTCGAAGCGGCAACGCCTGCCGAAAGCTCTGGAAGACGGCCAGTGGCGGCTCGGTCCTCGACACAGGCATCACCTCGGGCAACATCACCATCGCTGCGGGACAGAGCCTTGCCGCCTCCGCGTGGATGCGCTCGGATGTCGCGCAGGCGTTCTCGGCGTACATCCAGTGGTATGACGTGAACAACACCAACATCGGCGGCACGTCGGCCACGACCGGCTACATCACCCTTACGCCGAACGTGTGGGGCTTCAACTCGGTGGTCGCTGTCGCACCGGCCAACACGTCCTACGCCAAGGTCATCTTCGGACCCTACGGCGGCTCGATCCAGATGGCCCCTGGGGACTACATCGACTTCGATCAAGCGCTCATCGAGATCTCCACCGTCGTCGGCTCCTACTTCGACGGGGCCACGGCGGCGAGCGGCGACTACACCTTCGCGTGGGCGGGGACGGCGAACGCCTCCAACAGCTACCAGAAGGCGGTCGGCCTGCCGAGCATGGGGCTTGCCAGCCTTTGCTACGCCTACCAGTCCACGGATTGGAACAGCAGCCGAGGGCACTCTGCGCGCATCACGCCCAGCTCGGTCGCGTCCAACGCATCCTTCTTCGCGCCGGAGGGGGATCAGGGCGCGTTCCGCTACGGGATGCAGGCGGGCAACACGTACACCGTCTCCGCGACCTGCCGCCTCACGGCACCGCTGACAGGCTCATTGAACGCCTACTCGCGACTCGTTCAGGTCGTCTACTACACCGGCTCCTGGAACTACATCTCGTCTGCGTCTGCGCCGAACGTCGCCGGCTCTACGCGGCTCTCGGTCACGGTGACGCTCCCAGCCAACGCCACGCAGGCGTTCGTGCGCCTCTACAACGGGGCCGCGCAGGGCGGCGGGGATGTCTGGTTTGACGACCTCGTGGTCGAACTCGGCACGACGGACGGCACCTACTTCGACGGCACGACCGCTGCTGACCCGGCACACGACACGTACTACCAGTGGGACGGTGCCGCCGACGCGAGCACCTCGTCCAAGCTCGTGTCCAACGTCCCCGGCCTCCCTGTCACCGCGTATCCCACCGGGACAGGGATCGGTGCCGTCCAGTTCGCCTCGGACCTCCAGGGGGAGTTCCGCAAGGTGGGCTGGTACGGCATGAGCGTGGACCTTCACGAAATCGAGAACGGCGAAGGGCTGACCTCTCTTGTCTGAGCACCTGATCGACTCTGACGGCAACCCCATCGGACGGGTCGCCAACTACTCAATGTCCAAGTCGGCTGTCCCCCTTGACCCCCGCGAGGGCTCGGGGCAGGTTCCGACCTTCTCCGCGAACATCACGGACTTCGACGGCAAGGTCCGCAAGCTCTCGGGCACTCAGGTCACGCTGCGCGACTGGACCGGCAGCGACACGACGGGCACCATCGCGCAGGTCAACTCCTCGCAGCCCACGCGCGCGGCGCTGGATGTGAACACCGTCTTCGAGCGGCTGAACACCGAGCAGACGGTGTACCCGATGATGACGGCGACCTACAACGGGCAGACGGGCAACACCGTCACGCCCGAGCACGTCCTCCGGCAGTGGTGCATGATGGCTGGCGTCACTCCGCTGCGTGTGCCCGACCGTCTGCTGCACTACGTCCACGCCGGCAGCGGTGCGGACTGCTACGGCTACGCCGCCGACTCGCCTGTCCCGTGGTCGCTCCTCTCGCGCGAGTGGAACTTCCTCTCCAACTCCAGCATGACCTTCAGGAGCGCGGATGTGGCGGGCGGCGTCAAGTTCCCCTCGCTCCACGTGAACCAGAACGACAGCCTCATCTTCGGCGGGCTCATCCCCGGAGCCTCGCTCGCGGCGACCCTGTGGTTCCAGTTCGACATCTCGGCGGTCGGCTACGGCAGCGTCATCTTCACGGTGGCCCGCAACGCTGACGGGACGTGGACGCTGCGCGAGCAGTCGCTCCCCGAAGACTCCAACATCTACGTCATCACCTGGGAGCAGACGTTCACCTACGCCCCGGCCTCGGACGTGTTCGTGGCCCTCAAGGTCTCGGTGGACCCCGCGAACAGCGCCAAGATCATCCCGACGCTGCGCCTGATCGAGCAGCAGTCCGGCGCTTCGGTCTACCACGACTTCACCGGCACCTCGGTCACCTCGAACCTGCTCTACAACCCGGTCCCCTACGAGATCAGCCTCTACCCCGGAGTGAGCCCTGCGGGCACGGCCTACGACCGCCCGAGCATGGCGTTCATCTCGTCCTCGAACTCGCTGCCCACAGGGTTCCCCGTGGAGCAGGTCATCTTCGACGGCGGTGTCACCGGGGCGTCCCCGATGAGCGCCTGCCCCGGCTTCACCGACAACCTCTGGAACCGGGTGCGCGAGTTCTGCTCCATCTACGAGATCGAGTACGACCTCGTGGGCGGGGCCATCGTGTTCAAGGACCGCTCGCGGGTCACGAAGGACGACGCCGGGAACTTTATCCCCGCCCACGTCCTGCGCACCTCGGCCCCGTCCTCGGAGACTCAGGCGCGCGAGCGGGCGCGGCGTGTGGAGGTCGTCTGGTCCAAGCCCACCTCCACCCCCAACGACTTCTACTGGTCCAAGATGATCTGGAAGGCCGATTCGGTCTACAGCGTCAACAAGGGCGAGACCCTCGTAGAGACGATCCAGAGCAACGCCTCCTTCACCGCCGTCTGGGACCCGGTACCCGTCTCCGGGGAGCCTGTCCCCTACGACCTCGACCACGGCACCTACGTCGTCACAGGCAACGACGGCTACATTGTGGACCCGCAGTGGTGGACGGACAACGGCGGCTCGATCACGGCCAACCCCACCGGCAAGGCCGGGGAGTTCAAGCTGACGATCCAGGCACCGGCCATCGACACCGTGCGCGCGCCGTACCGGATCTCCGAGGGGCAGGCCGACCGCCCCGCGCTCTACATCTTCGCTGACGGCATCCCCTTCGAGCAGAAGAAGATGCAGTCGTACACCGGGGACGGGACGGCGGCGCAGGACATCGGAGTGTCCTACGCCGCTCCGTTCATCACCGACGAGCTGACGGCGCGCAACACGGCGCACAAGCTGGCCTGCTCCTTCTCCGGCTCGTCGTCCACCATCTCCTTCGACATCTCGCGAGCCGACATGCTGGTCACGCAGGAGAGCGACGGGAGCTTCGCCTCGCCCCACACCTACGAGTCCCTGCCGCTGGGGGACAACGTGCGCTGGGACGGTGCCTACTTCCGTGTGCTCGATCTGTCACTTGGTCCTTTTGGATATAATGTGACAAAGGCAGAAATGAACAACACAATCGGTGTCATAAACAACGAGGTGACCCGCGAGATGTCGATTGCCGACTGGAACAGCTACCACGGCGACAGCCCAATCCGCGAAGCCAACCTCTGCCCGATCCCCGATAACTACGTTGTCCCGTTCCCGCTCTTCCCGTCCGACTCGCTGTTCCCCGGCGATGCTCTCTACCCCCACGGAGGCTGACAAGTGTCACGCAACTGGACCAACGGCGGTGGCCTAGCGGTCAACGCCACCAACCTGAACGCGATGGAGACGGACATCGCCAACGCCCTCGCCGGCAACGGCGTCAAGTGGCAGCCGAACACGGCCTACACGGCTGGGCAGCAGGTCATCTCCCCCAACGGGGATCTGGTCAAGGCCTTCGAGAGCCACACCTCGGGCACAACGTACACCCCCGCGAACTGGTACGCGGACATGGGGTACCTGTTCGCCAACTTCACCTACAACTCGCTCGACGCCGAGAAGTTGAACCTGTTCGGCTCCCCGGACGGCGTGACGGTGCTCGGCCACGGCCCGAACCCGGTCTACTCCCCGAGCACAGGGCTCCGCGACCCATCCCTGAAGAACATCAACGGCACATGGTTCCTCGCCTACGGCTTCGATGACCCGACGCAGAAGAAGTTCGCCGTCGCCAAGTCCCCGGACCTCATCACCTGGACGCTCGTGGTCACCATCGACGTGTCCACCGCCACCGGCATCACGCAGGCTTGGGCACCGGAGCTGACGCTGGACACCAACGGCGACGTGTATATCTTCTTCACCAACGTGCTCGCCTCCACGATGGAGATGTGGTACGTCAAGGCCACCGACGCGACCGGCCTGACGACGTGGGGCGCTCCGGCCAAGCTGAGCTGGGTCTCCCAGCCGACGAAGGCAATGGACGCGGTGTTCCAGAAGGTCGGGAGCACTTGGTACATGTTCTACGGCGACAACAACTACGTCTGCCGCGCCACGGCGTCCTCGCTGCTCGGCCCGTGGACCACGGACAAGACCGGGGACTGGGCCGGATGGGGGATCAACCGCGAGGCACCCCAGCTCGTGCGGGTCTCCTCGACCAAGTGGCGGCTCTACATCGACCGCTACGCCGGCACGAGCCCGAACTGGACGTACCCCGGCTACGCCTACACCGAGTCCTCGGACCTGACGAACTGGGGAGCGCTCACGCCGCTGACGATGGGCGCGGACAACGGTCAGGGCATCGTGCTCCGGCACGGCTCCTTCATCAAGCTCAACGACTCGGTGCAGGCCGCGCAGGTGCGCAACGTCCTCGCGGCGGGGGCAGGCTTCCACTCGATCCTGGAATGCACCGCCAGCACGAGCCTCACCTCGGGCTCGGAGACGCAGGTGGGCACCCTGACGACGGACACCGCGTCCTCGTTCAACTACGGGGACTACAGCTTCCCGGCAGCAGGTCAGGTGAAGGTCGGATCGACCGGGATCTACACCCTCAGCTTCCACGCCGGCCCGACCGCCAACAACTTCGCCAACGGCACCACGAACCAGTGGGTCTCGATCTACAGCCCGACCAAGGGGCGCAACGTCGCCCGCAACGTCGGAGCAGGCGGCTACGAGATGACAGCCTCCGTCACCGTGCGCGCCAACGCCGGGGAAGTCTTCGAGTTCCGCCTCGCGCAGTTCTCGGGTGCCACGAAGACCGTGGACTCGCGCGTCACCGTCACCCGGATCGCATAAGGAGGCCCTGAATGGGCGCATACACCCCCAACGCCAAGGTCTGGTACCCGGACGAGAACGACTCGGCCAAGCTCGACACCCTCCTCGCCACCCAGGCGGGTTCTATCGAGGACGGGCTGGAGCCCCGGCTCGCGCATCAGGAGATCGCGGTGGGCCTCAAGGCCGGGATCGGCTCGGCTGTCGCCATCGGCGGGACGCAGGCCGTGATCCCGTTCGCCATCGGGTCGGCCAACGGCGAGTTCAACAACGGCTTCAACTTCAACAGCGGCATCGCCACGATCCAGACGGCGGGCATGTACCTCGTCTCGGTCTCGCTGGCAGTCAACCCCAACGCCACCTACGCGAACACCCGCTCCGTGGTGACCTGGCTCTACAAGAACGCCACGATCATCTCCTACGGCGAGACTGCGATGTCCAGCACCTTCGTCACCGCAGCCCAGTGCACCGCAGTGATGAACTGTGTGCCCGGTGACACCATCAGCGTCCAAGGCTCCACGGGCGGCGGGACCACCTCGGGGGTCACCCTGAACAGCGCCGGGTACCCCACGTACCTCTCAATCGCGCTCGTCCAGGCGCTCCCCATGTAGCACTTTTGTGACTAGTCGTGTCAACGACTTGTAGAATGGTGTGGACTTCAGTTTTTTGACCAAGTGACAGGATGGCGATGAGCGACTCCCTCTCGACCCCAAACGCCGGGAGCGACCACGACCTCCTGATCCGCATTGACGAGCAGCTCCGGCAGTTCCTCGGGGTCCAGCGGGACCACACGACCAAGCTGGGCGAGCACGACAAGAAGCTGGGAGAGCATGACGTGAAGCTCGAAGCGTCCATCTCGCTCAAGCAGCTCCTCGTCGGGCTCGCCTCCTCGGTGGCAGCGGCTTCGGCCCTGACACAGGTGATCGACTGGGTGATGAAGAAGTGACCGTCTACGACTGGCCGGTAGACCCCAGCGTCTACACCGTCACGCAGGAGTTCGGGGACAACCCCGGCAAGTTCAACCCGAACCCGCCCGGAGGGCACACGGGTCGCGACTTCGCCACTCCTATCGGCACACCGATCCGGGCACCGGGCGACGGGGTGATCGAGTTCGCCGGGGACGCGGACTGGAGCCCGAACGACAACCCGCTGTGGATGATGGGCTCGACCTGCATCATCCTCGACTGCGGCGAGACGGAGCCCAGCTTCACCTTCGGCCACCTCTCCCGTGTGGGCTGCTCGGCAGGACAGCGCGTGGCCCGTGGGCAGGTCATCGGCTGGACCGGCAACTCCGGCATCACGACCGGGCCGCACCTCCACTTCGAGGCCATGCCTCCCGGCTACGTCCTCGACCAGTGGACCTATGGCCGCGTAGATCCCCGCCGCTACTGCTCCGGCGTGTGGAGCGGAGTCTCGTCCCAAGCAAGCAGCATCGATCCCATCGGAGGTTTCCTCATGGCGCTCTCTGACGCCGAGCAGCAAGAGATTCTCAAGCAGGTACGCTACATCGCCGGTCCCGAGTTCAAGCGCGACACCTTCAACGGCCAGTCCGACACGGAGCGCGCAGCCCGTCAGGCCTTCATCGAGGAGATCGTCTCGCACGAGTTCCCCTGGTACGGCTTCGACGGCAAGGTCCCCGCTGAAGGCCGCACGACCACGAGCATCAAGACCGACATCGGCTGGGCCGACGCTCGCGCCACCGGCACCTTCCAGACCCTCCTCACCACGATCAAGGCCCTCGCCGGCCAGATCCAGCCCGCGCCCGACGACGAGGCAGGCCAGAAGGCCTACGACAAGCTCGTGGAACTGATCGACGGCTCCGTGATCGCACTCAAGCTCCAGAAGCCCTCCAACTGATAGGAACTCCCATGAACGCACTCGTCGCGTCCGTCATCCGGACCATCGTCCCGGTCATCGTCGGGCAGGTGGCCGCATGGCTCCTGCTCATCAACGTCAAGCTCCCCGAAGACGCGATCACCGGGCTCAGCACGTTCCTCGGAGCGGCGCTCTCCGCGATCTACTACGTGGGCGTGCGCGTCCTCGAACAGCAGTGGCCCAAGGTCGGTGTGCTCCTCGGCCTGACCGTCTCCCCTGACACGTACTCCAAGAGCGTCACCGTCTCCACCCCTGTTGCCTCCACTCCTGCTGTCGCCACCGGCCCCGGAACCGATCTCCAGTCCGAGGATGCAGCCCCTGTCGCCGTCATCAACGTGAAGCCGCAGACCGAGCCTGATCTCGCGGCCAGCACGGCGGCAGCACTCGACGCGGCGACCGTCCCCTACCCGACGCCCTCCTCGAACTAACTGAACATGCCCAGCGCCGCTGTCGGAGATCCTCTGGCAGCGGCGCAGCACTACCCAAGGAGCAATGACTTGGCCCTCGCAGACGCACTCCAGAAGCACGCGGTCCCGGCAGGGAACCGCAGCAAGCTCGACACCCTCCTCAGCAGCCTCAACGGCGACGACTACAACGCGCTGGCCGTCGCGCTCCGCAACCCCGCGATGTCCCCGGTCGGCATCGCCGCAGCCCTGCGCGCCGAGTACCCCGGCTGTGGGATCACCGAGAGCATCGTGCGGAAGTGGCGCGCGCGCAACATCGAGGTCAACGGACTGTGAGCCTCGCAGAACGCCTCTCCACCGTCGCCCCGGTCGCGCCCAAGGCCGAGCCGCTCGCGGTGATCGACTTCGAGAACCAGACGGGCACAGTCGTCTCGAAGGCTCAGGTCGCCTCCGAGGACTACCGGCGCGTGGTCGAGGAGACCACCGGCTACGTCGTCCCGCCTGGACAGGACGTGGTGCTGGAGCGCATGACCATCAAGGTTGGCGAGGACGGCTCCAAGCACTACTGGTACAAGTTCAAGTTCGTGGAGCGTCCCCTGCACCTCTCCGAGGAGCGCGAGTCGCTCGCGGAGCTGCGCGCGTGGCTGCGGAAGCAGAAGCCGCCCAAGCCGAAGAAGTCTCGCAAGGGCGGCGCTGCGGCGCTGAACATCGCGGACCTCCAGCTCGGCAAGACCGACCGGCGCGGCGGGACCAAGGAGACCGTGGAGAGCTTCCACGACGGCGTTGAGCAGATGGTGGGCTACGTGCGCCGCCACGGTTGTCGCACGGCTGTGCTAACTGAGCTGGGCGACGGCGTGGAGAACTTCCAGAACACTCCCACGCAGGCCCAGACCAACGACCGCTCCCTGATCGAGCAGCTCGACCTGCACGCCGAACTCATCTCCCACGCCGCCGTCCAGATCTCCAAGGAGGTCGAGCACCTCACCGTGCTCGGTGTGCCCAGCAACCACATGGAGGTCCGCGAGGACGGCAACGCGGTCGGAGGCCCGCACAACGACTACGGCCTGCTGACGCTCGCGAACCTGAAGCGCTCGTTCGCACTCAACCCCGCAGCCTTCTCGCATGTGGACTTCGTGTGGCCCGCCGACCACGAGGTTTCCGTCACCATCGACCTGAACGGTGTCCCCGTTGGATTCACCCACGGCCACTACGCGCGCGGGGCCGGAGCGGCGAACAACGTGGAGAAGTGGCTGCTCGGCCAGTTCGCAGGCAACCATCCCCTCCAGCCGGCGCACATCATCGTCTCGGCCCACTTCCACCACCTGCGCGTCCAGAACATCATCGGGGGCCGCTGGTGGTTCCAGGCACCGACGAGCGACCGTGGCTCCTCGTGGCTGGAGCGCTCG